TTGTAGTATCTCTTCAGTTCTTTTGCCGTTGACTTCATTGAGCGCACCGGATTTTAGCGGCAGGCCGAGATAGGCCGCGCAAGCATCCAACCCTGACTTGCCCGTGTATGGACGGATGAAACGATTGGCGATACCTTGCGTGTCAGCATACATCTTAGCTTGATGACCGTACTTCCACCCCAGGATTGCGCCGTCGAACATAGCGTTGTGGGCAACCATAATGACGCGTGACCAATCTAAACCAGCAAAAAAACGAACTAGTTCACGATGGGTCAGGAATTGGCAATCACCCCCGTCGAGCATTACGGCTGCGCCATGGGCTTGAAATTTTGGATGCAGGATATACTCCTCAGTATTCATTGTACGCAATGAATACTTATCTTCCTTCGACGTGCTACGCTGGCCGTCATAGAAGGTTTCAAAGTCCAAGGCGAGGAAGGTCATCTTTAAGTTTTCCTTTTCAACTCTTCGCGCATGCCACGCCAGTAAACAGTCAGTAAGTGGTCAAGCTCGTAAGTAAGCTGCTCCTCATTAGTCAGTAGGCTACCCATTTCTTTGTCACGACGCATTTCCAACCAAAGCGTAATGACATGATTAAATCTGTCTACTATCCAAGGGTCTATTTTGATCATTTGCATTCATTCAACTCCAGTTGTTGGGTGGGGGCCATGGCCCCCACCCGGTTAAACCTTAAAACGGGACCTTGTCTTCCTTTTCCTCTTCCTCTTCCTCTTCCTCTTCCTCTTCCTCTTCCTCTTCCTCTTCCTCTTCCTCTTCCTCTTCCTCTACTTTATGAACTTCGACGGCTTGTAGGAACTTAATGACATCCTCCACGCTTTTCTCAGCAGCTTCCTGGTCAACATCCTCCAGCTTCTCCCCGATATATTCGTACAGTTGGTCGGCATCGTAGAAAGTTTCGCCACTCGGTGTGTGAATGAAGCTAATAGGCATCGTCAACTCTCCTGGGTTGCATCCAACAATTGTTGTTGGATGATCTTAACGAATTGTCGGCGACAAATCCGCACCAATTCGCCTATTGTATCGACGTGTAAAAAACATAAATCAGCATCACTGGATACACATGAACCGGCAAACAATAGAGGTAAATTATCTCCGTAAATAGCAAAACTGACACTAACTCTTTGACTCAGCCACCAGCGACCTTGAGCTACTTGATAAATAAACTTCCACTCATACAGCAGATAAGGCTCACCCAATTGTTCTGTTGGTTGGTCGGGGTAACATATTGAAGCATGATCCGGTATATAGGAGTTACGCATCAATTCCACTCCTTGCTACCCGGCAGGATAATCGCCGGCATTTGTTGGGTACGATCACGGCGAATGATGCACTCCCATGATCCTGCACCCGGTCCAGTCAGCACGTTCATGCACAGCCGCTTAGCCTTGTTGGTCTCGGCTATGGCTTCAATCAACGCGCGGCCATGACGCTCGACGCCCCCGCCCATGTAGGCGTTGACGACACGTTCGACCAAATCGGCCAGTGACAAAGCATCTTCGTCGTTGGCTTGCAGATCACGGATGATTTTTGGTCGTAGTTCTTCTCTAGGTGGCAATTCCAATTCCAAGCCGAGAGGCCCAGCCATGTTTCCGGTTAGTTCCAAGATAGCTTCAGCCATACGTTCAACCGTCATTGGTCTTTTCCCTTGTCGGCGAGCCAGATAAGGATATCCAACGTCGTGTGTATGACTGAAATCGCTACGCCGATCCACATCAGCATTTCGGCGATGACTTGGACACGCGCCCGCATTTCCGGTGTCCATCCAAACTCGGTAGTGCCAAGCCCTAGTGAGACTATCATTGCCGCTATCGCCACGCCCCACGCTACGATGAAAGCCGCCGCAACGTGACGTGCAACTAGATTCACCATCATCAGCTCCCCGCCGTGCCGCCGGAACCGCCATCAGTGGCAGTGCCGCCGGAGCCTCCACCACTACCGTAGCCGATCCCATATGACGGCGCGGAATAGTCCGGTTCACCGAGATTAGTTCTGCCCTTGCCGAACCAACCAGTCACATTGCCCCAAGCCCGCTTCGCCGCGACGGCGAAGTTGCCATCGGGGCTGCTATAGGTTGTTTCCGGGGCGCTGGCGCAGCACCAACTGTTCCAGTCACCACCGGGCCGCATCGCGCGGTCGGCATTGGCCTTAGCGCCCCAACCGCCTTCGAAGTTGCCCGCATGGGCGGGAGTTGTGGTAACTAGCAGCATCACAAGAACGATCTTACGCATATCACTCTCCTACTTGAACAGGATTACAGGATGCTCGTCGCCATAAGCGGCAAAGAAAAGGTCTTTTAGTAGGCCCCAGGTGAACCCTTCTTTGCCAGCCCAGCGGCGAAACACTTCACGTTCTGGTGAAAGCAGCTCGCTGGCATCGATCACAGCGGCAGTGCAACCGCGTTCCTTGGTGAATGGGTGCAAGGCCATCAAGGTCTCGGCCGCGCGGCCATGTGGCGGATTGATCAATAAGCTGTCCACTTGCATTCCATCTGGATCGAACTTGCCCGCCCAATCCAATGGGTCTAAATGCCACATGGTATTAATATTGTAGATATCTTCATCTTCTTCCTGCGTATCGTCTTGACATAGGTCAGCGAACCTGTCACCACGCGGCTCAATCAACCAATAGTTCAGATGGCAAAAATTACGTAGCCCCATCCGTACCGAGCGATGCCCGGCATACGGCAACAATACTGTTTGCCGATGATAAGTATGTGTCGCCGCCATCATCCAGTTGACGCCTCGTGTGGAAATGTCGCAGATATGATTATCCGTCAGCATTGGTGGAATGCGAGCTTTCTTATCCAACAACTGTTGTTGGATCGACGCCATCTCGCCATGCTTATAGAACCAATTATCGAAGTACCACCACATCACAATATCAACTCCAATTGTGCATGCTCGCGCTTAGCAATAGCAATTGCCTCACTGAATAGCGCCAGACAACTTTCCTTGCTGCGCGGCTGACTACGCGGGATTAGGCCATGGTCGCTCAGCCACGCAAATACGGCGGTTCGATCCGGGATCGATCGACAAGCACAAATAATTGCACCGTGAAACGACAACGCGGCACCACGTTGTTTTGGTGAGCATGATTCACCGTGCTGGTTCATGGCGATGAACTTGGTTTGGTATTTGCGGGTTTCGATTTCTTTTCGAGCGCGATCAAGTATCCGCAATAAGTACTCCGAGCTGATCGACATTGGTTTACTCCTCATGCTGCATACTGTTGAGCATGCGTAAGATGCATGCCCAAAGCTTCTTTTTCTTCGTACGAACTACGATTGATCAGCACCAGCTTCTCCAGCCATCGCCGTAATAGATCAGTTTTATTTTTGTCATGGCGTCGTGCCCAGGTATCTTTGTTCAACGTCAAGATGGCCCAGCCGCTTACGGGATAACCACCGCAAACATGATTGAGTATCAGCTCCATGGCTTGAGTCTTGATTGCAGCCTCATGTTTATTTACGTTAATATTTCGCGAACCCATACTAAATAATGTCGTACAACTTTGCATTTGTTCGATATACTTAGTCAGTTCCAACCATTCCTCGATAGCAGAAAAAGTCATATCGATCCAGTCGCATAATTCTGGATCATGTGCCTGATTAGAAGGACAATCTACATAGCGCCTATTATAGAACCAATCAGCGTGGACTAAAGCCCGTTTGGTGGTCCCGCTCATGTTCATGCATGACGGTCGCAGCAGCAACGCTGCGGTGTTACTGAGCCCTAACCAGTCGGCAATTTTGCGTAGGTCGCTGCCAGTGCTCAACGACATCGCGATCCAATAAAGATTGGTTGTTCGATGTGTATCCAAATAGCCTCCATACAAAACCGCGTTAGTATTTCTACTGCTCCAGCATTCCTCGGTATCATGCTGCAGCTCGGCAATTGCAGTTGCATGCTCAATCATCATGTTCAACTTATCGCCCCAGTACTCTTCGAGTACATTTGCATAGTGCTCATCCAAATTTGGTGGACGGCCCATGCTCAACAACAACGGATTGAACACGCTCAACAACTCAGTTTCAGTTTTCCATCTGGTCGATGCGTGAAGTTGGCTGAAAGTGATCGGCATTGGAGTTTCTTTCATGTGATCCAACATTGATTGTTGGATAAGGTTCAGGGGGTAGCGCATACTCTTCATTTCCTATACCATTATACCAGAGAATAAATTCCATGCAATAGGTTTATGTTCATAGTTGACACGGGTATCGGGATGTAATATACTGATTTTGTTGGGTTTTCGATTCTTGCTGGACTGAGGGTGTGTTGCAGCGGCCTCGGTTCAACGACGGAGCTAGGGTTGGCCCCCTAGCTCCGTCGGCCCCGGTGGCAGTAAGAACGGGCGCAGGTATCAAGTGGCATGGAACTACCTCTTATCACTGTACCGCTCGGTAGCACCGCGCACCAGGGCCGGGGAACAGGCTATTTCTGACCCGGCCAGGGTTGCCATAGCTCGCGCTTAAGTCCGCCATGCGCCCTTTCTTTGATAGTCCACTTCGCCGCTTCGCCCAACGGCATGGACATAGCCACAACTTCTGGTTTATCCCACCATGACGCTTCTAACGTCCAGGTTGGGTCGTAGCCTAAACCCAGTAGATGGCGAGCACTCCCATAGAATGGTTCACGTTTTGGCATGCCCAATGGATTACCGTCTAGCATGACCTGATGTCGCATGCCGGCGTTTATCCCGGCAGCAAGCTTTCCTTTGCAGATCAAGATGTTTACCGTCTTGTCCATCTTACTTTCCCTCTTGTCCAACAACTGTTGTTGGATCATCGAACAAAGTTATGATCCACGTAGTGTTAGCCAGATTAGGACCGACATCGGCTACCGTGTTAAAGTCGAGCTTAGCCCGTCTCGCGACTACTTGAGGCGTGTCGGTGTCGTACAGACCGATCCGCTTAGGCTGTAAAGGCGTGTAGCCCACCACCGCCGATGTGGTACGATTGCCAACGGTACGGCAATAGATCGGGTAGGTCATTTCGCTAGTCATTCGCATCCGGCCCCTGGAATTGACTCGCGGCGAGTAGGTACACCGCGACAAGCACCACCAAAGTAGCCAACGCAGTCCAAACTAAGCTCATGACAACTTCTCCGTAAGTTCATCCAACAATGATTGTTGGATAGGTTCTCTTCATTTTGCCGTAGCTACGAGCAGACTACCGCAAAAAAGTATCATGCCCGCCCATGTCGCGAAGTCGCCGACTGTCAGCAACAAGGACAAGGCGAGCACCAGCCCGAGCCGGCTTCGGCCGAAGAACGAGATTAGTCCCGCCCCAAGGCCGAAGCACAAATCGAGGAAAGTGTAGCCGCTCAACTCAGAAAATCGAAGCTGGCGTTCTTCAGGCCGTGAAACACCAGATCGATGTGGAAAATCTCCAACGTGAGTGTGTTGGTGCCGACGCTGACCCCGTAGCCGTCGCCGTTGTCCACGGTCTCCACGTCCTTGCGACCCAGCCAGCCGTCGTTGTTGCGGTCCAAAATGTCGAGTATTTCCGCGTTGTCCCTGTAGTCATACTCGTTTGCAGCCAGTTCGAGCGTGTCTTCCGCCTTGAAATCGAAGACATCGACCCGGTTCATGCGGTAATCGTAAAAATCAGCGTCCCAAATCAGAGTATCGCGACCCGTGCCGAGCTGCACCGTGGTCTCGGTGTAGGTGTTCATGAGGTGGATACGGTCATCACCAGCTCCGGCGACGACCACGCCGCCGTCGCTCTGTATCCAGTCGTTACCCGGCCCACCATAGATGTTGTCGGAAAACTCGTCCCATTCGTCGAACAGCAGGTCATTGCCACGCCCTCCAATCAGAGTGTCGTTGCCGAAATCACCCTGCAATTGGTCATGACCCCGTTCGCCGAACAAGGTGTCGTTGCCCCAGCCACCATTGATGAAGTCGTCACCTCCTCCACCATAAGCAGTATCCAAACCCATGCCCAGCCATAACTGGTCTTCGCCTCTCAAGGCATACCAAGTAGTATCCTGGACTTCTCCAGTATCGTAGTGGATGTCGATGGCGTCGGTCAAGATGTACGTGAACATCGAAGTTCTCCTAGAGTTGTATCCAACAATGATTGTTGGACGGGTTACGGGTAGATTACAGCAAAAAGGATTACAAGTATGTGATAAAATTCACACATTCAATTTTCATCCATATTCACGAAGATGATGAAAAGAAATGCCAGGCCAGTGGTTACTAGTCCCGCTATACCTGGATTGGGTACGCCGAGCCACCATGAGATGGCATAACTTACCAAACCGAACGGCAGTCCATATAAAATAGCGAAGAAAAGCAGACCAATACAAGTCCATAGTTCAGTATACAGTTTGCGGTATTTCATCGTGTCCGGCTCCCGTGCTGGGCTCGTTCGATATTCTCTGCGGCCCGTAGATAGATGCTTGTCCAGTCGGCAGATGATCCGCATCGCGCCGCGCATATGCGCAGCCACATCACAAATCGGGCGCGCTCCGCGTCGGTCATGTTCATATTTCCTGTTCCTTCAGCCATAGACGCCCATTGATGGTAGCGAGATACTTACCCCGTGTAACAAAATCCAAGTAACCCATGCTTTTAAGCATAGATAGGCGCGAGCTTGCAGTCCCTAGTTTTATTTGTAAATTCTCGGCAATCATTTTTGCCGTAACGGGACCGTTATTAGTAACTACCTCAGCTAGTAGCATTTTCATTGTTTCAGTCATATTGTAATTTCTGTTGGCTGGTTCACTTGGCTTAGGCACAAGATCACTTCGTAGAAACTCCAGTGCGGCCTTAGCCCGCCGGCCATGAAGTTCTTCGCTGCTCTTAGGATACAGCAAAAGGATACGGTCATCATCGATGACCAGAAGGCGGAAGTGGTATTCACGGGTGGTCATGATTGCTACTCCTGTTCAGGGTCTGATCCAACACTAATTGTTGGATCGAACGGTTGGAAAAATCGTTCGAGGTTTAGTTTCTTGATTTCTGTTATTGGATCGTGCTCGGTTCTAGTTGTCTCGGCGGCCACAATCTTGGCCAGTAACTCGGCCAGCCGCGCAGCCTCTAAGGCCGTAACATCGTCGGGTATGACCAACCAGCCATACTCAGAAACTCCAAGTCGGCCTAGTTCGTTCATGTCAGTCCATCCACATCCGTACAGTGCGGCCAGCTTCAGTAGGCGCGACCTTATCCGTGGTCATGACCCAAATCACCTCGCGTGACGTGCCTAGATCGGCAGGAAAGGGAGTGTAGCCATCGGTGAAGAACACAGTGATGTCGGGTTGGATGTTATTCGACCGCATCCATGCATGCGCAGCAGGCATGTTCGTGCCACCACCGCCGATTAGTCCTTTCTTGCTGGACATGATTGGCTTGGTGTACTCCTTCAGTTGTGAAGGATACTTGATTAACGTGTCACGCCGCACCTGCGTATCTGTTTCCAGCACATACAGCGTACGCGGCATAGTCTGTTCGAACAGTCCTATCTGGTGGTTGATGAAATGCTCGTATTCGCGGCGACCGATTGAACCTGATGTGTCGAGGACTAGGGCCACAGTACCAGCCCGCTTCGCCACTCGGCCCGGCAAAAGAATAGAGTGAGGGAACGCACGACGGTCGAAGCTGCTCCAGGTAGGCTTCGGGCCGGGCATGTAGTGGCGATAGCGTGGACGCAGCACATCACGCCAGTCCATCTTTTGTGGTAGAAGTTTATCAATCAGCTTCTCGATTTCACCGGGCCAGATGCCTCGGGTCTTGTCTGGATTCAGTTCAGCCATCGCCTTGCGGATCGCAGCCCGTTGCCGCACATCGTTGTCGCCACGTTCATCGGTGGGATCGGAAGGGATCACGTCATACGCACCTGCGCCGGGCTTGCTCGTGTCGGGGCATGAATTGCCCGGATCGGCAGAAGAGTTGAACCGTTGCAGCGATCCAACATTAGTTGTTGGATCAGACCCACCGGCAGAAGAATTATCTTTCTGCTGATTATCGTGGTCCTTCTGCGTTTGCGTGCGCGGGTCTGGCTCAGGAGTGGATTGTTGAAACATCATGTCGTACAGTCGCACGTACACATCGGCTTCAAGGTCTAGCCACGTACCGATTGCTGGACGGTGCAGCGCGTCCTTGGGTAGCGGCAAGCCCATGCGATAGCCGGCGTCGTTGACGATGTAGTCCAAGGCCCATTGCGCCACGCCCATGTCGAACGGCCGCGTCACAGGCTCGTGTTTGTCTGACCAGCGGCCAGTTATTGACCCAGCCCGTGACCACTTGTGCATCAAGGTACAGTGTTGACACATCTGGTGCAGTATCTCGTGCGTCAGCACGAGCGCTTGCTCCTCATAGTCGGGTATAGTGGGCAGGAACCACTTGGCGAACTCGATTACGCGCCCATAGGTCTGCGCCTTGAACGAGTTTGGTCCGTTAGGGTCCACGTCGATTACTTTTAGGGTAATCGGTATGTGCATCAGATACACGGCCATGCTGCGGTGCGCCGTGTGCAGGAAGCTGAAGGGTTGCAGCAGTTCGTCGGGGATTATGTAAGACATGGCAGATAAACCTCAGTTGAAACAAACTGGATCGGTAACGCAGCGGCCCTTCGGGACGCATTGCTCGGGCTTGTGGCAGCAAGGATAGGGCGGCTCGCGCCACTTGCCACTCGCATCGATCCACTTGATCCATGCGGCCTCGTCCCATCGCCCCGTGGTGACATCAGGCACCCGCATGGAGTAGAAGCCAAGAGCGTAAAGCCGGCGCTTCATGTGGTCAGTCATGACTGCTCACCTTGCTCCAGAGCGCAGAACAACTCGATTGTCGTTCCGTTGATAGTGAGTGAGCGCGTAGCTAGCTCATGATTTGTTCGCATCAGCGCCAGGGTGCATTCGCTGGAAGTCATTTGACTGTCGAGCACGAGCCATTCCCCTCGGCCGCTCAGCATCGTGATCGCAAGAACAAGGATGTAAGACATGATCGTACCCCTTACCGGCTGTGATGCAGCGTCATGGACGCGGCAATCCCGAAGTGCCTCACCAAGGCAAAGAATTTATTGCTGCTCGCGGCCGCAATAGGATGACGATCCATCATCCTATTCAAGTAGACGCAGGCCATCGCCTTGGGAAACTCCGGTCGCTTGAGATATTTTCCGATCTCGTCGATCTCGCACAGATCGGTATTGGTCAGTAGGGTCTCGACAACGGCATGGATTACGCCAGGATGCTCGGGGATGATGCAGGTCTCCGGGTTAGACACGATCTCGTCGTAAGTAGGCAGATCGGTACTGGCAAGAAGATACTCGCTGAATTGCGATGCAATCGCTTCGCCACATCGCGCTGCGATCAGGCCAATGAAGGTGCGGTGCCAACGCTGCGCGCTGCGATCCTCGACATTAGGGCCAAACACGGGAAGCAACTCGGGCATGTAGCGATCCGGCTCAGAACTCTCAATTCCCAAGCTCTTGCAGTAGGCCATGCATTCGGAATGCGCCTCGAACCATGACCGCGCCGTGCCGAATTGCTGGCGCACCGCCGGAACCTGATTGGACAGGATCAGCCCGGAGTAAGCACCAGCAAAAGAAACAAACGAAGGGTGCATCCCTTGGCTGCGCCAGTAGGGCGCTACGTCGTCGAACGTGCAATGCACGTCCAGGATCGCCACGCGATTGTCGAACGTCGAGGGAAAATCCAGATCGCGTGAGTTATCCTCGGCCCGATTGGCGATGAAAACTCGGGTCCATCCAACAACTGTTGTTGGATCGGACAACGCTTGTCTGTTCGAGGGGCTGGCCGTGGAATTTGAGCGTGAAGTCGGCACGCCCCACTGACCCGTGCGCCCCTCATAGGCCAGCATCGACAAACTGGCCATGGTGTCTTCACCCTGGACCTTGCTCGCCTCGTCCACGATTACAAGTCCACGCGGATACGTGCTCAGCACAGAACGCTGCAAGCCCGCAGTATACAGCAGATCAGGATCGATTGGCTGTATACTCGCGTCAGGATGCACAAGCTCACGTGGGCACAGCGCAGGGAACGCGCCACGCAGCCCTTCCTCGGGCACCGGCTGAAACAACTGTGGCACGGCATTGGCAGTAAGCGGGCCAGTATTGGACTGCCACACACCAAAGAAGTCTGGCGCTTGTGCATTGCTCGCGTTGAAGCAACACGCGCCAAACTCAGGGTCTTCCTTTTGCCGTTTGATCGCGGCAGAAAGAAGCTGCGCGGTCTTAGTCGCGCCCGGCGCGCCCCTGACCAGCACGGCCTTGCCCGCGTAGACCGTCATGATAAGCTCGACAGCTTCCGAGATAGGCATGGAGTAGGAGGTCATGGTTACTTCCCCCACGCAATAGCTGCGATGCGCGGCAACATGTGCGGGCCTTTGCGGATCATCGCCTCTAACTTGAGTTTGTTTTCTTCGTTCACCGCGTCGTACACGGCAACAATAGCGCATGCAGTAGTCGCGTCGCAATAAACACGCGGCCTAGGCCGTGCCGTGGAGCACGCCCAATATAGCTTCTGAGCCGTGTATTCTTCAGCGATCCGTTTGATGCTGGCGTAGGTGGCGGGCAGTTGCATGATGATCGTACCTTTTTGGTTCAGGGTAGTAGCTGTCATCCAACATTAGTTGTTGGATTGGGTAGTTACGGCAAAAGAGAACTAGATCAGATCACTTACGGCATGCATCGCTTCACGGGCTTCGGCCATAGTGCGGGCGACATCGAACGAACGCGCCAGCGACACGGCCGGCATCGTGAAGCCTAGCATTGCAGGATAGAGGAACGCAACGATAGGACACGTCGGCTTACCACCGCGTAGCACAATGAACGGCTCGTCGTGCTCCGTGTCCGCTTCGCGCCGGAACCAAGCGCGGTCACAGCCGGAAAGATCGAACGCAGCCTTGAGCGCGTCGTCGAGCGTGCGGAAGAGCATCGTTCGCAGAGTGGGCATGACGTGAACGTCGGTCACAGATACAGACCAGAGACGGTCCACTTCATGCATCGCCGCCCAGGCCATCGTGCGCGGCCAGTCGTTGCCAGCGAGGGAGAACTTGCGTTGCATGTTCATTTCCTTTTTGCTCAGGGTGCGTTGCAAGGGCGCCATGTGGGGGTAGTATCGACGCCCTTGCCCCGGTCCACTTCGCTATCTCGCCTCTTAGGGTTATACCCGATGACCATCATCGGGTATTTGTTCGATCCAACAATCATTGTTGGATTTTCTTTGGTAGAACCTACCCGATAAACCATTCGAGTAGTGTGCCTATTATACAGCAGAATAAATTCCACACAAGAGGTACGTTTTCCTATGATAAGGTTTATTCCCATGGTTTACGTGGTTCTTCGTCTTCTGGTTCGATCGGCGATTCGGTTTTTTCTTTTGCCGGTTTGTGAGACCATGAGCCATCCATGTTGCGCACCCTACCCGATAAGCCTCGCGCACCTCGGCCCATGCCCTCGTCGCCCGTCATGCCAAATGGTGGTAAATTATACTTATCGGCAAAAGCATTCAATTCCAGGAAGTCGAATTGCTGATAAGCCTCTTCAGTCAACAAGTGAACCATTTCACCAGTAGACATGCTGGCTGGTTTACTCAGTTTTTTATAATCCTTGTAATCGTATTGCGCATACTGCAGCAATAGAGCACCTTGAACATCTGGTGCGTCGATATAATACGGCAAAGAAATACCACAGTTTTGAGAACGGTAGGCGATGTTGGTCCGATGGCGGGCTAATACGCGATACGCTCGGATCAGGTAGTCTACTTCGCTGTTCGCAAGTAAGTTTTCGCAAGTCATGTCGAGATGATGGCGTAAACTGATCGGGCATGCCGTGTAGCCGTGCATGCGCAGGATATCGGCATATTGCTGACGCGCCCACACCTCGGCATGAAAACGATATAATGGGCTTTCGCGTTTGTATTTTGGACAGGTAGGATGCTCATAATATTCTAAACCTGTTTCTGGACAAATAGGTCTAGGATATTTAGATGAACGCGAGGACGGTTTACGCGGCAATACAGGTATTTCTTGCGGATTTAAATTGCTACGAAGTATCCATCGCTTAGTTGCTTGTAATTGCCTGGTCATACCTAATAATTGGGCGAGATCGGCACCACGTATGGCGCATGGATTCAGCAAAAGAAAGGCTTTATTGACAGGTGAAAAAACTTCGCCCTTAGCCCGTCTATTATTATATATCTGAACTTGTAATGCCATGTAACTACGTAGCTGGGTTACGGCGCGGCCATCCATGTTTTCGATCTTCGCCAGTAAGCCCGTCGCCGTGCAATGCTCGGCCAGCTTCGCGTCGAATATACTTTTATCATCGGTTGAAGTTTGTTCCATGGCATTCTTGTAAATGCCCATGGCAAATATCAAATCAGCTTTCAGCTCAGCCGTCCAACAATCATTGTTGGATGAAGTCATGATCATGCTCCAAAGGTTAGAGGGTGAACTATATATAGTAGGTTAATAGTATATAGTTGTCAATACGGAATATATTCTTAAATTATAGCTGTATTTATATTATCTATATAGTATATTGTACAATACTATATTCTATCCCAGTCACATGCATGCACGCGAGGTATACTATATACTATAATAATTATATACTATTAAACGTATATACGTTTAATAGTATATAACGATTCGGTGATATTGTATACCTTGCGGGGGTGCGAGCATGCGAGGTAGGTGAACGAATACACTGTACAATATACTATATATACTTTATATATAATATAATAATATAGAGCCCTTTTTCTTTGCTGATTTTCTACGCGAGCCCGCGTAGGCGTACGCGCGCAGTAGGCGTGATGACCGTACCTTCCCCATCCAACAACCATTGTTGGATGGCCTAGCGGCAGGACAAAGAAAAGGCCCGGAGGGTAAACCCTCCGGGCCAAGCGGCGAGATTGTATTAGGCCGCTGGTGTGGGCGCTGGCTTGTTCTTCAGCAGAAGTCTGCTCAACTTCGGCTCGCTCGCGACCGGCGCGCTTGCGTCACCATCGGCCTTCGCCTTTGCAGCGGCAGCGGCCTTCGCGTCGCGCTCGGCCTTCTTAGCAATCCTCGCATCTTCCTCTTCGCGATCCTGCTGCGCCTTTAGGTCAGCGGCGTCTGCATCGCGCTTCGCCTTGGCTGCCGCTTCCTCGGCCTGAGCGGCAAGGGCCGCGTTCTCGCGCTTAGTTAGCGGGACGTTGGTCATGACGGCCAGCTTGCGGATATCGATCCAGAGACCGGGTGCCGAAAATTCCTTCTCGACAAGGCCCGCGATCCTCTCGAAACTTTCCACCAGCTTCGCCGCATCGCTATCCACGTCGCGCGCCTTAGCCGTGCGATGCAAATCAAGAACCGAATTGATGCCGGCGCGCATCAGCTCGCTCAACTCGGTCGGGTTGCGCTTGTCGAGAGGTACAGCCTTCACATACTTGACTTGTGCTTCGCGTGCGGCCGCAAGCGCCGGCAGCCAGATTTGTCCAAGGGGCTTAATTCCCTTGTATGCTTTGAACAAGTCCTGACCGATGCCCATGAATAGGAGGTTACGCCACCTGCCAGAGTTGACGCCAACGCTCGCGACCTTGGCCGCGAGAAAGCGCAGCCCGTTGACGTTGTTATGGGCGTTCTTTGCCCATCCCCATACCTCGCTCGCAGCGGGACCGCTCGCGGCCGCGACGCGCTTGTCGAGTTCAGCCTTCGCTGTGGACATGTCCTTGCGCCACGGTTCGTCGCCCGGCGCCGCGTCGCCCTTGAAGTCCTGCTGGACTACGTACTTGAAGAGCGGCTTGTCAGCGGTTCCACGGCTACCTGGATCGCCAATCCGCGCCGTGGTCACGATGTCGCTCGTGCTCGCGTGAACCGCGACCGATCGGGCGATCTTAAGCTCGCGCTCATACGCGGGAGTGACAGTCACGCCGCAACTGTTGTGCGTTTGGATGATAGCCTTCTCTGCGGCGTTATTCTTAGACGCTTCCCACACAACCATAAAGTCGATTGTGGGAAACAAAGAGCTTGCCTCTAGTGCTCGCTGAAAGCCGCTCTCGCCGCGTAGTGCATCGTCGAGTTGCCGCATCGTCGAGTTGAGCGCGCTATCGGCACGAACCTGAGCAAGGTACAACTCAGCCTGGAGTTGATCAGCCGGCGGTAAGTTGTGACCGGCTGCCGGTGCGTCGGATGCGCGTGCGTCGTCGATTGCCGCGCTTAGGCCCGGAATTGGATTTGGCATTGTGTGTCCTTTCAGGACGGTTGCGGATCACAAAGGGCGATCCCTGAGCCCGTCCAACAATGATTGTTGGACGGGCTGGAGGATGGTCCTAGTGCTTCACGATGGTAGCTATCGGCTTGCCAGCGTACTTCACGATGTAGCGGCCTCCATGACGCTGCTCGGCTTTGGCAAGCCGATGGCCACAGCATTCTTGCACGTAGTTGACCGCAGAGACCAACGAATTGGTGACGTAGTCGCGAGAGGGGTTATCGTCAATCATGACGTGATAAGCGATTTCGTCGCGAAGGGTGCGCATCAGGGTGTGTCCGTTTGTTTGTTCTAACCATGCTTAGTATCCCATAGGTGCGCTCGCGTGTCAACTCGGCCCTTGGCCATCCAACAATCATTGTTGGACGGGGCATGGCGGTATGGACAACGGCCGGGGGCGGGGCGGCAGTCTGTTATCGCGTCACGGCCAAGCAACTTCACTTCCCAAAAAATAAAACATACTTCCGTTCCACTCCCGTATGCAAAACATACCCCACCCTACGCGCCCGCGCGCGACGCGTCAACCCGCAAAAAATAAAAAAATTCACACTAAAAAAACTTCTTGACACTCTTCCCATACTATAATATACTCCACCCTGCCCCTTTCGGAACTGAATATGCCACGCACCACCAGTCAGATAAAGCTCCGTTTGCATCTGCCCACCAGTATGCTCGCGACGCTGCACGCCGTGGCCCACGCGGAACAAACCCCCGCCGCCGAGCTGCTACGTCGCGCCGCCGACCTATCCATCATCTTCGGTCTGCCACCGCCCAAGCTACCTCGCAAATCTTACGACCACGAAACCTCTTTCGTTTTCTTTTTGCCGGAATCTATGCTCGACGATCTCAAGCAAACCGCCTTCACTCGTCATTACGACCCCAACGATTTAATCCTTCAAGTTCTTGAAATTTACTTTGCTAAGCGAGCCGTCGTAACTTCAGCCCGCGTCACTGCGTCGCCGCAATCCCATTTTACACCACAAATAGCTACAAGTGATATTTCATGAACGCCCCCGCCGCTTTAATCCTACCACCGCGTAAACCCGAAGTCCCCTTCCATCCAGCGGGTTCTAAGCTCGACAACCGTTTCGGCATCCTCGTCGTCGAGATTGCCGCCAATCTCGAACCACTTGCTGATATTCTACAACGCCACCGCATCAGTAAATCTCAATTCGCCAACCTATCCAAAGACCCCATCTTCCTCAAAGCCGTCGTCGAACAACGCCGTCACTTCAACAGCTACACGGCCACGTCGGAACGTGTCCGCATCAAATCACAAATCATTACCGAAATGCTTCTCGACCAGATGTACGACATCGCCAAATTCCCCAATAACCCCGCTGCGGCCCGCGTGGCTGCGTTCGCACAAATCAAATCACTGACCGGCATGGAACGCCCGGAACAGGCCGAGCCGCCACAACGCTTCGCGCTGACTATCAATCTCGACCACAAATCCGTCCACGTCGATAATTCTTTTGCTGTACCATCACCGCCACCACCCGTCCAACAACAATTGTTGGATCAGAGCAACCCCTTCGAGAGCGACTGACCATGCGTATCACCCGCTTTCCAAAGCCCTATATCGGTCTGGTCGGTGGTATCAATACCGCCAGTGAGCCACCGAAGCCGCAATCCGTGCCCACTTTGGTCATGACGGCTAACGACCCCTACATGCCTGCTGTGCTCAACCTCCTCCGTCGTTGTCTGCCCACTGCCCTGGAACGCCGGGACATCGCAAAGCTGCATCGCGACGCGGCCGTGTACCAATCCGAGAACAACATCCATGCCGGCTTTCGCAATACCAAAACAGGAGATATGGATAATCACTAGTGGCTGACATTAACTTTGAATTTACGCCAGTGCCATCCCTGGCCCGGATGTTCTTGGTGACACCGGATACCAAGATGATCTTCATTCTTGGCCCTGTCGGCTCGTCCAAAACCACCTCTTGCCTGCATTGGCTGCTGATGACCGCAGCCCGCCAGCAACCAAGCCCGGACGGCATTCGCCGCACCCGCTTCGGTATTGTCCGCAATACCCTGGTCAATCTTCGACAAACCATTGTCAAGGACATCCTCTCTCTGTTCCACGAAATGGTGCAACTCCGTGTGTCAGAAAATACCATTTGGTTTCGCCATGCCGACATCGAAAGTGAATGGATGTTATTGGGCCTCGATAAGCCCGAAGACCTTCGCCGCTTGCTCTCGCTGCAATTATCTGGCGTCTACATAAACGAAATACGTGAAATCGAGTTTAATACTATTTTTGCCGCATTCAGCCGAGCTGGTCGTTTCCCTTCCAACAAACACGGGAAGGTTCCTTGCACTCATCGCTTTCTGCTTGCCGATGGCAATATGGGTGTGGAAGGATCGCCCTTGCACGAATTTCTCGAAAAGAAGAAACATCCCGCCGTGATGTATATTCACCAACCATCTGCCTTATCCGAAAAAGCCGATTGGCTGCAATACCTGCCCGAGAACTACTACGAAGATCAGATGATCGGAGCTACTCGTGCCTGGATCGACAGCTTCATTCATTCTCAATGGTCCGCTGACCTTTCTGGCGAACCTATCTTTGCTGCTATTTTTAATGAGAACTTTCATGTTGCCAAGGAGCCGTTGAATGTCATCGCTAACCTTCCCGTCATTGTCGGTATCGATCCAGGTCTCAACCCGGCTGCTGTCTTTGGACAACTCAGCTCACGTGGTCAACTCCGAATCCTACGTGAGGTATTTGCCTCCAACACCCTTTTCGGCGTCTTTGTGGACAACTACCTAATACCACAAATGCAGAGACCAGGTTTTACTACCCGCTCCCACTTTTTCATCATGGACCCAGCAGGAGTAACGCGGGATGCAAATTCGGGGTTATCCGCCAAAGGTCTCCTCGAAGCGAAAAAGTTGGATGTCACGCTTGCTTCGACAAACGACCTTGATCCACGTCTCAAGGCGCTTGAGCTATTTCTTACTGAGACGCGGGGACTGGAGACTGATACGCCATATCGAACTTTATCGGAACTTCAATCGGAGGGGCCAACACCGGCTCTTATCATTGATCCGTCTTGTACGACCCTTATTTCCGCCCTCGGGGGCAGGTATCGGTATAAACGTAAAAAGATTACGCAGGAACTGGAAGATAAGCCCGAGAAAAAGCATCCCATTTCCGACGTAGTCGATGCTTGCGGTTATCTCGCGTTCGGCGTCACGGGCTCGGCGCGTTACCGTCGCAAGGCCGCGCTCCCACGCGGGTTCGCACATCGCCCGAAGCAACAGCAAGTTTCGCCACTGGCCTGGACCTGAAATTATCCAACAATTATCGTTGGATGGACATATTGTCGCACCCCCTATTTGGTGCTTGACTTATTCAACTAAAGCGCGTACTGTTCGGCGCATGTACGCGAGCGGAGATACGCGTATGCTGGCTAGGAGAAAAAATCACTATCCCGATCCCATCCAACAACAGTTGTTGGATCGGACGAACCCGGTGGTTTTGCATTATTGGCATTTGTACGATTACATCGAAACTTTTTCATGGCGGCGATACGGGCAGCGTGAGGACGCTTGTCGTTTCGTAGCTGCACAATGTAATTATCCGTACAGTCGTTACCCGGAAGCAGTTAGGATAATGCACTGATGGCCAGCCCGATCGTCGGCACCGAGCTGAAGGTTCGTGGGTTCGAAACCGACGAATTGCAACAACTAGCCTCTGATCATCGCATCACACTCGACGGCCTTACCTCTGGACCGGGCAATGCTTCAGTTCCAATTACTGTCGATTTCGGACTACGCGGCCTACTACCAGGCGTGGACGACGTTTCCGGTCTGGAAAATCCGCGAGTACCAGTAGTCTCCGGTGGATTGAATCAACCACTACGATCTGCCAACTACCCGATTGCAGCCCTCGCCAGCGGCGGCGGGGGGATGTACCTTGGACCCAAGTCATCCCCCCCAGTCGCCGATAACTTCGGTAATCCGCTCGAAGTCGGGCACACTTACTACAACATCAGCAATGATACTTTCTACATTTTTTCTTCTGCTGGTCGTTTCGTTGTTGCCGCAGCGGCGTTGCCGGCGTCGATCCGGGCCTACTACTATAGCATTAGCATAGAAACCAGCGTCATTCCACCCAACGGACCCGGCACAGCCGACAGTTACGGTAATATTCTGGAGTTCGACGTATCCACCGGGCAGGTTTCGGTCAACGGTATCAATGTCTATCTCAATGGTGTGTTGCAGGTCAACGGGGCGGATTACACTGTCAATGAGGGTGGGGCCGGTGGTGATTTCATTGCTCTTGCCACCCCTATGTGCGTCAATACTGCGGTGGTCGTGCAACTGTTTACTGTCGGCGACGTGCAGTTTTCGCCCAACGCAGTAGCTATTGATACCTCGGCGTGGCTGTTCGATGATATTCAGACCGATTTTGAACTTTTCAATATGTCAGGGGTCAATGTATTTCCCGGCACGCCAACCAATGTGCTGGTCTCACAAAACAACATCATTTTGCAACCGGCTGTGGATTTTCTGATCAATGGCGACGTGATTCAGTTTACTACTCCACCTGAGTTTGGTTCTTCAATATGGGTTGTTGTAGGTCTGCCGACGCAAGGCTCGCAAGGGGTCGCGGTCAATAGGGTATCTCCGTTCACCTATGGAGCCGTTGGCGACGGAATAGCTGATGATACCTTGGCCTTGTCGCAGGCGATAACTCAGGTCAATCAGGCTGGAGGTGTGCTCGATCTTGCCCGAGGGACATGGCGTGTTACGGCAGCGCTGCCTATTCTGAACAAACCTATTATTGATGGTGGCGGCACGGGTGAGATTTATGTTGATTACGACCCGGAAGGGTTTGCGGTTTTGGATTGTCGTGTCGAAGTGCCGGAGATTTATAACGTCGTTTCGGTAACGACCGGCATATTTGATTTTTCTGGAACATTCAGCTCAGATACCCCAGTCACGGTGATTACCATTGCCTTGACGGCTGGTCAACTACCTCCAGTCGTTGGCGATGTAGGGAAGATAACTGCCACCGACCAGATCGTTGAGAGTGATCTTGGTGATTTTGTCGGTCAACACGTCTACATCGCTGCAATGGCAGCGCATGCAACTCCAGGTCAATGGTTGCTCTACATTCCAGCCATGCTGGTTGACAGCTACACTACGTCTATCCAACTACATATGTTGGATAAGACGCAGCGTGTTTTGATAACGGATTTTGGAGTACGTGGTAATTGGGCGCGTTTAGTTGCGGAAGATTGGCGCGGGATTGGCGTCAGGGTCGTGTCCGCAGTCGAACCACGCGTATTCGGGTTGTGGTTCAGGGATTGGCTGCAAGGTTTGGCTCTAATTGGAACTTATCTTGCGGCTACGTATAGTATTCGAGCGCATCATTTGCGTAATGCAACAGCCAGCGAGACACCGGCGATTGTTGGTTACGGCGTGGTTGATGGCGGTTCGTATATGACTGTGCATACCGATCTCGGCGGTGACGATTGTCGTCATGTATATACTACCATCGCTCCAAATTCCAGTAATCCTAGAGTACAGTGGGGCCGCGCGTTTCGACCGACAGTTAATGGTGGTGCTTCCGGGTCATGTTCATCTTCGGCATACGACACGCACTCAGATGCCTATGAAGCCCGGTTCATGAATTTGGATGTTGACGGTGGATACTTCAGCGAATCTTCTACCGGTTCTGGATTTCAATTTCGTGGTGTGCGGTGCCGTGCAACCAATTGTCATGTTCGGCGAGTTCCGGTTGGGTTTGTGTTCTATAAGCAATTTGCTAATGATTTTGGTGAGCATTTTCTTGATGGATGTTCATATGAAGGTAGCGGCATCGGGGTTAAATTTGGTCGCGAGGATGTACTTACTCCAGCAGAGGCGCGACAAACTAACCGCGTAAGAAATTTTGATGCGGTTGTTACTGGTGATAGGGCTCTTGATGTCGAAGATGGTGTGCTGCAAGTCGAGGGTGCAGTTCGAGTAATCCAAAAAGGTAGCCAAGATAGGCCGCGAGCTATTTTCCTTAGAGCAGCGGCGGAAGTGAATACTACGGGTAATGGTATATTGATTTACGATTTCTCGGGAATGACCGCTACCATCAATCCGCGCTTAATGACATTCACTGGACCTAATTGCGGTTCGCGTTCCAAGATGCAGATTATCGCTGGTGATTATGACTGGCAATCTTGGGTAAGTGATAACGACGATCCGGCATCACCAGCAAATGCAGATGCTTTTGTAATAGAAGGCGACGCCGATAGAGCCCCGCAGAACCCCTCTGGTGGATTTGCCGAGTTTGGAACAAATAGTCGGCTACCTTCAGGGTCATTGAAGTTGCGTTCGACCCTAAATGGTGGGCGTGCTCCAGCTACTAGATCAGCTAATTTTACTTTGGCCAATATCAACCATGCTCAGCGAATTGTTTGCACAGCGGCGATAACCGTAACAGTGCCGGTAGTAGATATTATCGGATACGACTTTGAATGCACTATAGTGGCGACGGGCGGAACTGTTACCATCGATGGGCCGGCCGGGTCCAATCCGACAGTGCCTACTAATTCGTGTGCTATTATTGCTGTAGCGAATGCGCGCATATATGTGCAGGTAGTTACGTTGACGGATGTGACATGATGCACAAAAACCCGTCCAACAACTATTGTTGGATACATCCATGACCTTAGCTAGCGCTCTCGCGCACCTGATCTGCGAGGAGATTGAGCCCGTGCCCGGCGTGATCCACGATCCGACGCAACCGTTGATCTTGGGCGACCAAGCGGCGCAGAACTACACCGTCATAACTTGGGACGCGGTGGCGCATCGGGTTCAGATACAATCGGTGTATAAGCCACCGGGGGCGGCACCACTACAGCAAGCCACATTAACGTTGTCATCTACTGGTCAACTTTTGCTCAACGGCGGCTCGATTGCTGATATTCCAGAAATTCAACAAGCCGTAACGGCTGCGCAGCAAGCCGCTTCACAGGCGGCGTCGTCGCAAAGTGCAGCGGCGGGATCGGCTACACAGGCGACCAATTCAGCTAATTCTGCCGCTACAGCATCTAACGCAGCGGCAGGATCGGCTACGTTGTCGCAACAATTTGCCTTGGCCCCCGAAGGTACATCGCTTCCTGGCGGTGGCGATAGCGCTGTGATTAGCGCACAAAAGGCGGCGGGTATTGCGCAAGAAAGTCGTGATTTGGATACGGCAGGGCCATTGACGGGTGACGAGACGTTTGCGTCAGGTTTTCTATTTACAGAACGACAAGTGCAGCCGGTTGGTGGTGCCGAGGTTGTTGTCACCATTCCTCCTGGAATTTTTACATCTGCTGAAAAGAAAGCTCGCTGGGGTGCATACAAGCTGCGTTCGGCTACTGGCTCAGTTAAATTCGTGCCACAAGCAGGAGGTACTAATCTTGTTACTCCGACCTTGGTCGCTCGCGGACGAAGTGTTTTCCGTGTAGAAAATACTAGCACGACTGCTCGACGATTACTGGATGTGCCAATTGTCATTCCGCCGGTTGGGGTCGTTGACGGCGAAGTGCTACTTGTTTTTAACGCGATGCATTTTGGCCCAAGTTTTCCCAGTACTGTTACTTTTGATCTTACTGGTGGTTTAACCTGGGATACTATAAGCCCATACGAAGCTTTTCCACCGGCAAGTTCACGGCCTCAATTTTTCCTCGCGCGCGCTATGTTGGGAGCCCGAGCTGGACAAACCATTAATATTCGTATGGATGAAGGTGTAAATACGGATTTCTTAGCCGCTGATTACTTTATTCTTGATAAGACCGAAGGGGCTCTCCCATTCTTTGCATTTGACCCGAGGCAAGCCACATTGGTTCGCTCCACAGCTACGGCAACCATACCTGGATTGCCGGCGCAATCATTGGTCATGGGTATGGCTGGCTCAGGTGCGGCACCAGTAAATAGCACATTTGTGTCGTTCACTACCAATGTTACGCGGGATGCTTTTGGTAATACTGCTGGTCTACCTGATGTTCTTGCTTCTGACACCAGTAACAATAGAAATCAGGCTTACGGTATTTTTTCTGGTGTATCTACTGTTACTGCAGATTTTACTGTTACAGGTAATTTTTCATCTGCCGCATTGAAAACTAATATAGCGTTGATCGGTTATCAACCAAAAGCGGTAATCGGTGGTGGTGCTGTGGTACTAAATTTGGAAGGTGGACGCGATGTGTTGAGCGTGCCCTATGGCGTTGCTGAGTTGTGGTTCCAGAATGATGGCGTGACAGTTGATGTACGTACTCCTACCCCCATACCTTGATCCAACAGGAGTTGTTGGATGAAAGCCACGGCTGCACTACTGCATCAGCGTATGCGCGCGGAAGGCGACGGGACTTTTGTGCCGCCTGATGATCCCCCGACCATTGGCATCGAGTCGATTGAAAATACGGCGGTTGAAGGTGATGAAGTTTTTTTCAGAATTTTCCAAGTCAGTGGGCTAATTAATATTAGTGCGACTGTAATTGTTACTTTCACTAGCACTGCTGGTGTTGCTGATCTGGTAGCCCCGACTGTCGAAACAATAGTACTCAATTCAGGCGATGTAGAAGAAATCGTTTCTGTTGTTACTGTCAATCGGTCTGGAACGCAAGGTAATCGCGATCTTCGTGCTACTCTTACAGTACCTTCTGGTGGTGATGAAGAGACTTTGATTGATCCTACCCGTTCTTTTGCTATTACAGTTCTTCAGGATGTATTTGTGCCGCCGGCCGTCATCGGCGCTTTTGCCCAATCACCAACAACAATAGTAGAAGCTTCGTCAGTAACAGCACAGATTCGACGCGTAAGCGGTGATCCTACGGCTACAGTCAACATTAATTGGGCTTGGACTAGTAGTCTTGACGCTACTGATTTTGCTGTTGGCGCGGTTCTTACTGGTGTTGCAACACTTAATGCTTCGATTAGTCAAGTGAATATTTCAGTAGCGACTGCTGCGCGTAGCGGTACGCAGGGTTCGCGTGGACTTTTTTTGACATTGACAGGAATTACCAATGGGGTGATTTCACCGACTAATTCGTCAGCCGCGTTTCAGTTGGATGATTTTGTCGTAACACTAACTCCGACTGTTGGTATTTTTGCAAATAGTGGTAGTGATATAGTTGAAGGAAACAATATTGGGTGGACGTTAAGGCGCCTTGTTGGTTCGGGTACACAGGCCGTAACGGTTAATTATTCGGTTATTAGTAACCTTAGTACTTCTTCGGATTTGGTCGCTCCAACTACTGGTACTCTAACGTTGCCGGCTAGCGCTACTACTGTAGGTCTTACGAGCGGGACAAATAACCGTACTGGTTTGCAAGGCAACAGAACGATTACAATTACGATTAATAGCCCTAGTATTGGTAATATTAATCAGGCTACGGCAAATGCTACATTAATTGATGTAGCAGAAGACCCCGATCCACCACCAACAACAGAATTTCCGAAACACTTACCGACTGTATCGGTTAGCAAATGGCATTGTGTTGGATTTAATCAGACTGGTTCTAAAGCAACTTATGCTGCAGGCAGGGCTGGTTTAGATGCCGCCATGAATAGCTCCAATCTCGCACCTGGTGATTTGATTGTTCTGGACAATGGTACGTATTCTGGTAGTGCGATATCAACCAGTAGAGCTGGTACGCATACAGCGAGTGGTTCGCAACGTATCATGATGCGGTCGCGTACGCATCTTGGGGCAACTATTTCATTGCAGGTTCGTATTAATGGAGTAAATTGGTGGATGTCGGGGATTCGATTTACATTTCGCGCTAGCGGTGGTTATGAATCTTCATCAACTGCAATAGTATGCACTAGATCAGGTTTGTGGGTAACTAATTCTTCTATTCCAAATGGTTTGTTTGTGACAATTGCATATCCTGGTGGCACTCCGTATAGTAATTTTAACTTTTGCTATAACTCAATTGGTGCTAATCCAGATGAAGGCGCCGTAATAACTGCCAGTATTGCTCTAGTTCCGATGGGTTCGGGGTCTAATTTACCTTCAAATAGTAATATTGCGTGGTGTACATTTAATCGTCCAAGCGGGGGTGTACATAATTTTCTTTACGCGCAAAAAAGTAAACCATCGTCAAATTCTGTTGCAGTGCAACAATCTTTTCGATTTGCTTATAATATTGTTGAAGGTGATGGGCGGTTGTATACCAAACGGAATATGACTTACGAATATAATTTTATCGATAGTACTCTTACGGGGCCTATTGTTTTTCGCGATGGACAAATTGAAAATAATAATTATGATACGGGTGGAATTATTCGCGGTAATCGATTTGGTAATGGTGGAAATATAGAGCTTAATGGCTCTGGAATAACGATTATTGGTAATCGATGCGATAGTGGGACTATGGTCGCTGCATTGAATTGTGGACAAGTTCCAAAGAGCGCTAACGGGGGTGAGCATGAAGCCGCTGATTATTGTACGTTAGTAGATAATCCAGGATTTGATATTATAATTGGTGATGTTCAGAGTGCCGATAATCACACGGTAGTTGCAAGTAAAGGTGGCAATCCTAATAACGTGCGTATTTATAAAGGAAACCGTGGGTGGAATCCAAATTTGGATTTTACCAGTAATGGACACACTACGCCGCCTAGTGCAGTAGTTGTTAATACTGGTGGTTTAGGTGGATATCCTGCGATCAATACAATTGTTGAATCAGTGTTGCGCGCAGGCGCAGGTTGCGATCCAGCATGATCCAACAATCGTTGTTGGATGAAGGAGTAAGCTATGACGCGTACACCGGCTGAAATCTGGACCGAGTTGGATGGGAAGCTATCCGAGGTCAACGTGTTACAGGCTGAGTTGAACGCTGCTGTACCTGTTGAGCCTCCTGTTGAGCCTCCTGTTGAGCCTCCTGTTGAGCCTCCTGTTGAGCCTCCTGTTGAGCCTCCTGTTGTACCGCCTGTCGTTAAGCCGCCTGAAGAGGATGACAAGCGGCCAAAAAACCCACCTGCAGCTACACCGCAGAATACGCGAATGGTCCCTGAGAATTATCCTACGGTAATGGCGGCGTATCAAGATGCGCCTCCTGGAACCACTATTAGTGTCAAGGCTGGGGTTGAATGCGGGTCATTGGCGCTGGCTCGTAATATGGACCCTACGAGACCAGTGATTATTCGTAGTCGTGATTTGCTCGGTGCTTTTCTTGATCAACGTGTACGTATTACCGGCAAGGGTCATTGGTTGCACGGTTTCAAAGAAACTTTCAGAGTAAATGATACTGGTTCGGCTGCAATCGTGCTCGACGCTGATTTTGTTTGGTTAACCAGAATGGAGATACAGTCTCCGCAGGGTATCAGTAGTCATCAGAAGAGACGTGCGGATATCAAAATTGGTTGGTGTACGTTCAACGGTAAGAATCCAGGCACTAATTCTGTTAGTAACATCGTGTTCAAAATGCCAGATGGTAACGACTATCCAAGGCCGAGCGATGGCCCGCAACGGATTTATATCTACTATTGCGATTTTAATGATAATGGCTCACGACCCGGTGGGGCTATGGAAGATCACGTAATTTATTTCGGCGATAGTAAACCTAAAGGCAATGATGTTGTATGCATGGAGGATGTGGAAATTACCCACTGCCTCATTCGCGCTGACAATAATCGGGTGCGCGGTGTCTATTGTAAGCGTGGTCTTATCATATCTCAATGTAGTTTGCTTGGATGTAAGCACAATGGGGGTATCCGTCATGGTGGTAAGGCTCGCATTGAATCCAATATTTTTAAGGGTGCCAAATTAGTACTGAATGGGGCTGGGCATAAACTTTATAATAATAGTTGGGAAAGTTGTGATGCCTACGCAGGTGCGAGCCACAATGGTGGAGGTCCTTTTTATCAGGCGGCTGATTATGCAGAATTTGATATGAACGAGGGACCACTCAATGTTGGGTTCGTCAGTAGCAAACACAACTTGGATAACGGTCAAGGTGGCAAAGTTGATCACGTTACGATTTGGAAGCACGATGGTAATATTAAGTTGGTGCCGGGTAACGTAGATGTCGCTACATATATTTATCACGACAAGGCAAAGCAAGGTGTTTCTTATTTGCCGCGTAAATTGTTGACGCCTGCCGATGTTGGTGTGGGTGGATAATGCGGTGTGGATAAGACTGTTGTTGTGTTTTGGGCTTGCTTTTGCAAGTTTAGTATTGACACAGGTATGGCCAGTAGAGAGTGCTAATGAGCCGGACTTTGATTTTTCGGACCGCAAGCCAATACCCAAGCCGCCAGAAGTGCAGGGTTGGGTATTGGTTCGAGTATGCAGCGTGACTGGAAAATTAGATCATCGTTTTACTGAATGGGCTTATATTAAACCCGAGTTTGTTATTGCTATCGGTAATCCTCCAACGTCACCTGATCCATGCGTGGCTCTGCATGGACTGACCGGTAGACGGATTTTTGTCAATGGTACTATGGAAGGGCTCGCACGATATGTCATGGACGTGTTGGAGTAGCAGTGATGCAGCTTACTGAGCGTGACATGGAGCGACTTGAGGGAGTGCATCCTGATTTGATGCATTTGGTGCGTGCTTGCGCGGTGTCGCCACCAATAAATTTTATGGTGTTGGAGGGAGTGCGTACTGAAGAGAAGCAAGCGGAGTATGTTGCTTCTGGTGCATCGCAGACAATGAACTCGCGTCATTTGACTGGACATGCGGTTGATTTGGCTCCGCTTGATCCGAGTACTAATGAGGTGAGTTGGAATTGGGATTACTACTATGCTTTGGAACCGCATATCAAAGCAATGGCGGCAGCACTAGATATCAACGTTACTTGGGGTGGAGATTGGACTTCGTTCAAAGATGGTCCTCATTGGGAACTAGCTTGGTACAACTATCCAGTAGAAACAGCGTAGGAGTGTAGCAGATGGAACCTATCTTGTCCACCATTCTAATAATGGTTGCAATCGCTGTTGGCGGTTTGCTGGTGCTGATGTTTGTCGGTAAAATACCTGATCCTGAAATGGCTAACATCGTAAGGATTGGCGTGATTGCGGTTATAGTGATTGTATTACTGGTCTTGCTATGGAAGCTCGTTGTGAGTTCTGGCATAACTGCTGAACTTGCTTCCATCCAACAATCGTTGTTGGATGGCTACGAAAATAGTTCTTGACGGTGGGTATTGACTGTGTTACACTGTACATCCTGAGCTGGAGTACCTTCAATGGCAGTAGAGTTGTACCATCCGCAACCTGGACAGTCAAGATTTCGCGCGGCTGGAAAATCTTACCTAGCTAAGAAAAAAAAGCAGAGAGATAACAAAGTAAGTACACGCGGATCGATCCAACGGCGCGGGTCAGAAATGGCTGCTAAGGCTGCTGTAGCTCGACCCCTTGATGTTGTAGCCGAAGCTAAGCCTGATTTGGCTGCACCGACGACACGCGGATCGATCCAACGGCGCGGGTCGTCAATGGCTGCTAAGGCAGCCGCAGCACGACCCGTTACGGCTATGTCTACATCGGGACCGAAAGTTGCGGCTGCATCTGAATCTACAATGCCAAAATCACAGTCTAGTCTCCCACGTAAAGATGCTACTCCAAAAATTAATGTGGCTGAGTTGCCGCCACCCGCTAAAATGAACGCGGCCCCCGCTAAATCAGCAACTAAATCGGCGGCGAAAGCTCGGTCAAAACCAGTAGTAGAACTTCCTGCTGCCCAGCTTCAAGCGGAAGCGCGTGCGCGTCGTCAAACAAAAATTGGTGACGAAGGGCGCGCTAACCGCGCCAATCCAGTTAAAACGTCAACGCCAACCCATGAACATTATGCGGGTCGTGGTTACACACCGCGCACTGGTCGAAACAAGACTACCGCCGAGTTGCAGCGCGATCGGAGGAAGTGACCTATGGCTAACTACAAAACGCCTGTTGGTCAACTTAATCCATTGTCCTTGGGGACAGCGGCGTTGCGTCTTGGGGCGAAGGCCGGACTGGGTGCCAACGTAGCTGAAGCACAGAAAAAACAAGCCGCAGAGGATGCGGCTTATGGCGCTGCGTTGAAAGATATTAAGAGTAGAAAGACAGGACCCGTAAATGCAAAACCCAAGCAAGCCGCTACACAAAGTAGGGCCAGAACCGGGCAACCAGATATCGGTAAAATCAACAGCGCCCTCGGCCAGCGAAGTGTTGCCCGAGTTGGTAAACCCGCCGGGAAAAACGGAGGCCAGCAACTTGCCCGACAGCAGTATCGAGCCGGTAAAAGAAAGTCGTGAGCCGATGTTGATCTTTTTCGGTTATACGCATCTTCCTGCCCACTTGCAGGAATTTTCAAAACCATTCGCCGAAATGGCGCAGTGGATTGTGGATGTGCTGCCGCGTAATCCAGAACGCACGGTTGCGTTACGGAAGCTCTTGGAGGCTAAGGATTGCGCGGTTAGAGCGCAGCTTTCTAGCCGTCCAACAATAGATGTTGGATGATGCTATGCTTAAGACTATAACAGATTTTCAGGAAGGTGCTGATATCGGTGGTCAGCCTACTGAACCTGCGCACATGCTGCGTTGGGAAGTTCAACGTGTTCTTGAGCAGATGGAGCGATTTCGGAAACATATTCATTTGACCGAGCGTTTGAATAATTGTTTGCGGTTGCGTGAAGGTCAGTACGACGAGTTGCAATTGCGCATGATTGCTGAGTTTGGCGGATCGAGTGTATTTGCTCGATTGACTACTAACAAAATACGCGGTGGGGCCGCGATGTTGCGATCTATTTTTATTCAAGGCGAGCGGCCATGGGATATCGATGCTACCCCAGTTCCTTCTCTGCCAGAGGATATTGCGCAAAACGTTGAGCAGTTGGTTACGGTTGAAGCTCAAACATTGCAACAGTCTGGTCAACCGATTCAGCCAGAGCAACTTCGTGGGCGGATTGAACAGCTTACTCGCGCTGCGGGCGAAGCTGCTCGCAAGCAAGCTCGTATGGAAGCCATAGAGAGTGCCCGTTACATCGATGATATTTTGGTTGAAGGTAATTTCTACGAATCATTGAATGCGTTCATTCTTGATTTTTGTACTTATCCTTTTGCTGTGATGGCTGGTCCAACTGCTGTTATGAAAACAATGGTTGATTATGTTGAAGGTAAACCAACGCGTACACGCAAGCCGGTATTGATGTTTCGTCGCGTCGATCCTTACGATATTATGTGGGGTCCAGGCGCGATGGATTTTGCTAATGCAGAGATTATTGAGCGCATGCGGATGACGCGAGCAGACGTCAACGCTTTGATTGGGTTGGATGGGTTTGACGAGCAAGCCATTCGTAGCGTATTGCGCGATTATGGTGAGAGCGGTTATTCGTATTGGCAGTTCTTTGAACAAATTCACGAAGACGCTCAGAACCAGGGCAGTCGGTTTTACCAGATGATGATTGAGGTTTTGCTTTACACTGGAACTATGCCTGGATGGCAATTACAAGATTTTGGTATTCCAGTACCGGAAGGCGAGACCTTACGACGTGATTACGATTATCAGGTGCAAGCCTGGATATGCGGTGAGTACACGCTTAAAGTCCAAGTTGACCCCGATCCGAGTAATCGCCCGCCGTACTATTCGGCTGCTTATGAACCTGTCAGCGGCAGCATTCCCGGTACGGCTCTACCGGAGTTGATTGGTGACGTTCAAGAAACCTACAACGCTACGTTACGCGCCCTGGTCAATAACGTGGGTATTTCCAGCGGACCCCAAGTGGGAATTAATCGTGATCGATGGCAAGCCCCAAATGACCAAACTGTTCATATTACGCCTTGGCAGATTTGGGAGTTTGATAGTGATCCATCGGCTCCAGCCGGTGAGAAACCTATTGAGTTTTATCAGCCTCAAATCAATGCACAGGAGTTGATGGGGGTTCTTTCGTATTTGCAGAATATGGCTGATGAAATTTCGGGTATTCCGCGTTATCTTACTGGTTCGGATAAATTGGGCGGGGCCGGTCGTACGGCATCTGGTTTGTCGCAGTTGATGAGTAATGCTAATCGGACAATGACTAGCGTGGCTGGAGGTATCGATCAGAATGTTATTGAGCCGATTCTACGAAAAACTTATGATTTGGTTTTACTTACCACTGGTACAGATGTATTGCGCGGTGATGAAAGTATTGTGGCGCGCGGCGCAACTTACGCGGAGGAAAGAGAAACGGATCGGATGCGAATGATTGAATTTCTGCAAGCGACTGCTAATCCGTTTGATATGCAGATACTCGGCATGAATGGTCGTGCGACTTTGCTGCGTTCGGTTAGTGAGGCATTCTTGAAAGGTAATCAGACGGTAGTTCCGTCCGAAGATACTATGATGCAAATGGAAGAGGCGCAGAAACAAGCTGCGCAGATGCAGCAAGCGGCAGGTGCGGCGCAGCCGCAAGGACAGCCTAACCAACCAGCTCCGCGTGAGCAAAAGGATGAACGTAATCAAACGGCGCAAGGTTCTGACAACGCAATGCGTACACGGTCTAAAGGGGCTATAGCACGAACAGCGAGGCAAGCAGCATGACTAGGTTATGGGTTACTGTTTTGAGCGTAATTTTTGTTTCATCCACAACTGCGTATGCTGGGTCATGCACCGACCCCGGAAACTTCACCCCCAGGGCGGTGATCGACACCAAGTTTGCCAAATTCCCCTCCGGGCAGGTCGCTGTTTACAGCGACGGTAGCGAGCAGAGCATCGTTTCGGTGCTGCCGCATTACGTGCGCGCTGGGGGCATCTGGTGGCGGGCCATCAGCGACATCGGCGGCGAGATTTCAACGGGCTTGCTTGGCGAGAGCACCATCGACCTCTACGCCGAGAACAAGTCGGGAGACGTGTGCTACGGCGGTGAGATAACCACCGCGTTCGAGTATAGCTCCTCCCCCAATCTGAACGATCTCTCAGATGAAGGCTCTTTCGTGCATGGCTTCCAGGGCGAGCGCGCCGGGACCTACATGGTAGCTAACCCGACTGTCGGTCAGACGTGGACTATCGAGTCCATTGATGGTGGCAGCCTGCGTGAAGTGGCGAAGGTCACTGCCCTAACGGCTACACAAGTCACGCTTCAGATCAGTCATTTCGAGGATGGTGATCTGACGGAGATCGAGACTAAGGTTTTCGACGGCCGCGGTGAGTTAAGTGCTTCGGTTGCTGGCGAGCCCACGTCGAACCGCATCAGTATTGTTGGTGGCGTCCAGTAACATGCGTCGCACTGTCGCTGCTGTCGTCACCATGATGGTCCTATCCGCTCCGGTTTATGGCCAGACCTTGCTCGCTGCTGGTGATATCGGCAACTGCTCTGTCACCACTGACACCCAGGTCGGTAACTTGATCCGGTCTCAGGCCGGGACATTTCTGGCTTTAGGAGACTTGGCCTATAACGACGGCACGGCGGCGCAGTTCAACACCTGCTACGATCAGCCCTATGCGGGGTTAAAGCCTCGCACCAAGCCGGTGCCCGGCAATCACGACTACAATACCCCGGGCGCGGCCGGCTATTTCGGCTATTTCGGGGCAGTCGCGAATGGCCCTCGAGGCTACTACGCCTACAATGTGGGCGAGTGGAGGGTTTACGCCCTCAACACGGGCTGCAGCATTGGAGGTGCGTGTTTTGGCTCCGCTCAATTGACGTGGTTGAGGGCCGATTTAGCCGCGAGCCCACAGCGCTGCAAATTGGCGTACATGCATCATCCTAGATGGTCTAGCGGCGCGCATGGTAATGGTAACAGCGCCACGGCGCGGGCGTTTCAGGCGCTCTACGACGGCCGGGTGAGCGTGGTGCTAGCCGGGCACGACCACCACTATGAGCGGTTCGCGCCACAGACGCCCAGCGGGAGCCGTAGCGACACGCGCGGGGTCAGGCAGTTTGTCGTCGGCACCGGCGGCACCACACTCCGTGCGACCACTCGGGTGGGCACCAACAGCCAATCGCGCGCCGCCAGGCATGGCGTCCTTAGGCTGCAACTGGGTGCGGCCAGCTACTCTTGGCAGTTCCTGCCGATATCTGGATCTGCTGGCGATACCGGCTCGGCTGCCTGTGTGAGCGGTGGGTAATGAGTAAGCTATTAGAGCTTGGCATTGACGAACGGTTGGATCAAGCTATTCGCATGTTGTTACGCGAGGAAGCTTTTTCAGTTGTACTCAATCATTGGCGACAGAACGTGTTACCGGCGATGTATCGTATGGCATGCGGGCCTGGGTCGGAAAAAAGAGACTGGCACGCGGGTTGTGCTTTCATCCTACAACAATTGTTGGATGAAAGCGATAAGGCTACGCAGCAGTTGCGAAGGTAGAAAAGATGGCTGAGGAAGTTTCGAAACCGATGGGTTGTATTTGTCCTCCGACATCTGAACAGACATGTCAAAATCCGCTTTGTCCTAGACGTAATCCTTTTGCTGGTGTGGGTAGGTAAGTAAGATGGCTGAGGTCGGCGAAGATCAGCATGTGTTTATCCCGCAGGAAGTTCGGGATAAGATTGAACGCGGGCAGGCTGCGTATAAAGCAATGATGAATGGCGAGCAACAGCCGGAACCGCAACCAGAACTGCAGCCGCAACCGGAACCGCAACCGGAACCGCAACCGGAACCGCAACCGGAACCGCAGCCGGAACCGCAAGCGGAACCGCAAGCGGAACAGCATGACGATGGCGACGACGCTGAGCAGTTGCGCAAGCAGTTGCACACTATACGAGGTAGGTATAATTCTGAAGTTCGTCGGCTACGCAGCGAGGCGGAAGAACAGGCTAGGGTTACTCAAAATTTACAAAGGCAATTGACAGAACTTACTGCGCAACTTGTAAAAAAACCAGAAATAACCCCCGAAAAAAAGTCCTTGACAGGGGGTCCAGACTATGGTAATATTACTCCTGAAGAATTGAAGGATTATGGTCCACAGTTCTTCGACATGATTGCCAGGGTGGCAGAGGAGGTATCGTCTAGGGCAGTTGCCTCGCAGCTTAGTGAGATCAAGCCCAAGGTTGATAACCTTACTTCCCACGTTGACACTCTTGGTCGAAGCTCTGAGGAACAAAAAATTACACGCTTGCACGCGTGGCTTGATACTAACTTGCAAAGTTGGCGTGAACAGGACGATGACCCCCTGTTCTTGGACTGGCTTAAGCAGGTAGACCCATTTTCTGGCGTGGCGAGGTTTAACATCCTCAAAGACGCCATGGATAAAGAGCAGTACTCTAGGGTCAAGATGATCTTTGAGGGTTTTGTCACGGAACAGGAAGCTACGGCCCCGATACCCCGCGCACGGTCGAAAACTGCGACCGGGCAGACCCGTATCGGCAACCTAGCCTCTCCGAATGGTGGGCGCGGGCGTACCGACCCCATCATCACGACTGACGCCCCCGAGGCTCCGCTGAGTACATCGGACATCAGGCGGTATTATGACCGTAAGGTGCGGAATCCGAAATCACTCACAGAAGCCGAGATCACTCAGATGGAAGCCCGTATCAAGCGTTCGCTTGCGTCGGGTAATATCCGTGGTGGTCAATCGAGGTACTAATCCAACAACAATTGTTGGATAGTGTCTCTAGCAAGGGGCTCAGGCTATGGCCTATCCAATTTCTGGCACGCCGTCACCGGCGGGTACGACAGCGCACAACCCGGCCTTGTCGGGTACGTTCATTCCAGAAATCTGGAGTGGACGGTTGCTGGAGAAGTTCTACGCGGCATGTGTGCTGGCTGCGATCAGCAACACAGACTACGAGGGTGAGATCAAGAACCAGGGTGATAAGGTTATCATCCGTACGATCCCAACCTTGACCATCAACGATTACACGGCTACTCAGGCACTCTCTATTGAGCGGCCGGCTAGCAACGTGACTACGTTGCTGATCGATAAAGGTAAGTACTTCGCTGCCATTCTCGACGACGTGTTCCGTGTGCAGGCGGACATGGACTTGATGGACATCTGGTCTGACGACGCGTCAGAACAGTTGAAGATCGCCATCGATACGCAGGTGTTGGCGGCAATCCCTACCCAGGTCAGCGCTGACAATACAGGCGACACGGCCGGGAAGATCAGCAACAACATCAATCTCGGCAAGACGGGCGCGGCGGTCGTTGTGGGGCCGGCTGACGCTTCTGGCGTGGTTGGGATTATTTCTCTGCTGATTGATCTTGGTGTGGTGCTCGACGAGCAGAACGTACCGGAGCCGGGACGTTGGGTACTTCTCCCGGCTTGGGCCGTGGGTATGCTGCTCAAGTCGGATGTGCGTGCTGCCAACATCATGGGCGACGCCACGTCAGCTCTACGCAATGGCCGGGTCGGCCAGCTATCCCGGTTTACGGTGTACCAGACCAATCTGTTGCCTACGGCATCAGATACTGGTACGAAGTATTGGGTTTTGGCCGGTCACAATACTGGCTTGTCGTTTGCTAGTCAGCTTAGCGAAATGGAGACAATTCGTTCCGAAACAACTTTCGGCACGATCCTGCGCGGGTTGCAGGTGTATGGGTTCAAGGTGCTGAAACCGGAATCAATTGCGGCTGCTTACGTTTCGCGGGCACCGTAACCTTTTGGGTGAGGTAGAGCGGGCAACTCTACCTCACCCACCAACTAGGGATGTTGGACATGCGCCGTCTACAGGATCGTCGAACTGGTCGGTTGTTTGGCTGGAACCACGAAATGGCGAAGATACCTTATATGAAGGAGGTTGATGACGAGAGCGATGATTTTGTGCCGGATAAACCGGACCCGACTTACGTTGATCCGACGACTGGTGATTTGTTCGTTGCTGAGGAAGTAGTTGTTGATCAAGATACTGTGCTACAACTCGGAAATGCATTTGCGGAGGGTCAAGCGGCCTTGACTGATGATCCAACAACTGTTGTTGGATTGGACGAAGAGGAGGTGCAGATTAGCGACGTTCCAGTATTGGTTGATGGCGAACCGCCATGGGCCGTGGATACGGGAGGAAACCGGCTTTATGATGAAGATGGTCAGCCGCTAGTCTATGTACTCGATGCCGATGGCGAATTGACCTATGAAAAGGACGGTACGCCACAACTAGAGCTATACGTAGAACCTAAGCCGCCGAAGAAAAGTAGCAAAAAATGAAAGTTTCCGTCCTGGTTTCGCGCGTACGCGAAACGCTCCAGGATATGGACTTGGATCGGTATACTGACGCTCGCATTATTGCGGCGTTAAATCTCGGTATTTTGGATACGAGACGGATACGACCAGATTATTTCATTGGTCGTTTTGCTCAACCTGCTTACCAGATCGTCGCAGCTACGGAGGAATTTGATTTACCGGAAACACTCATTCCGTCATTGATTCGATTTGCTGTTGGTTGGGTAGAACTGGCTGATGACGAGTATGCTACAGATGGCCGTGCTGCCGCGATGCTCAAGATGTTTGAAGGGGACTTGCGGACATGAGCGAAGCATTTCCTGGCGGCATTACGGCACCGTTGGATTGGATCAACGCGATTGCCCCCGCTGCACCCAATGTTCCATTGGATCATATCAAGTATTTGATATTGACGAAATTGCGTTACTTTTTCCAACGCAGTCAATGCTGGCGGGAATGGGTTGGCCCGATTACGCTCCATCCGACTATATCGGGATATTCAGTAGAGCTGACTGACTTCAAAGCCGAATTGATTTCAACGTTGGCCGGTTATCGTCTCAGCGATGGTTTTCCTTTGACTGCTGTATCTAGTTCTGATCCGGCTGCTGATCAGATGATAAACGAAGATGAAATCGGCGACCCGTTGTATTTTTTCCAAACGCCATCAACACAGCTTCAAATATTTCCGACTATACCCGAAGGTAGTACTAACCAAGTTAAGTTCTTTTGCAATATGATGCCTATTGATCTTTGTCATCCAGATTGGATCAAGGAACGATTTTTTGATGCGATTAAATGTGGTGTTCTTGGTGATATCTATCTTAGTCCCGGTGTTAACTACAAGCCTGACTTGGGCGTGCGGATGGAGAAACGTTATCGTTCGATGATGTCGAATGCAGCTCGTGATGCGATAGCTTCGCACACTAATATTCGTGAACAGGTGATTACGCCGTTTCGCTTTTTGGGTGTTAATTTGCAAGGGAGGTTTTCACACGGTAGCTCACGCGGTGGCAGCGGGAGGTACTGGTGACATTATCAATTTACAGTATTGCACGAGTGCGTTTTGCCACATCGCTGGTGCATTGGCTGAACGATGAATTTTCATGTGTTATTACACGACTCGATTATCCGTTTACTGGTAATGATAGTAATGTGGTGGCTGCTGGTCCACTACGTTCTCCACCAGTTATTCTTACCAATAAGACAGTTAGTTCTCAAGGATGGTTGGGATGTAATCCAATTACTTTTCCAGTGACACCACCCAATGAAGATATTAATCAAGTTGTAATATATCGAAATAACGATGGAATGCTTCTTTTTCATATTAATTTTGCTGCGATTAAATCTAGTAATGGTAAATCAATTGTTATTCGTCAAGGGTTAAGTCGTCCAGGGTTATGCCGGTTATGAGTGGTACTCCGCCGTATGCTTACTTGGAAACGTCGGGTGGCAATTTGGTTGCACTCGGGGTTAATGCTTTGCAATATGTATTTGATGATTTATCGTTTAGTGTAGTCATTGTTGAAGGTCAAGAGTTGTTCCAACCGGGCTGTTTCACGGCTAATTTTTTGGATACGTCACGTTCTGTCGAACATCCAATTGGAGCATACAACATTAGTTATCCGTATTGTCGAACTGCATTGCAATACAATATGGCGGATACTCGGGCTGATCCGCAAATTGGACAAGTAATACTCGCGGCTCCGTTTATTTCTATTAAGATTATATTAGTTGGTTGCGACCAGTCTGCTATTAAGAGTGTAACTACTAAGATTGAACCAGCGCAATCGGATGGTTGCGGACTGGAGTTGTATCCCGGCAATGTATCGACTGAGCTATTTTTGATTGGGGAATTGGCGGCATTGACTTTACCAGCTAGAATTAGTTTTACAATTACTAATGTTAATAATAAACAAAATTCATTTTGGATTGGAATACGCAAAAGTCGTAGTGCCTTGCCATCTGGAGCGGTAGTATGACTAAGTTTAAGTTTTCTAATCGTGCATCTTCGTTGATTACGGCAACAGTTGTTTCTAACGCCACTGCTGTGCAGTTGGAAACTGGTGGTGGTTTGCGGATGCCGGTATTGGCATTCGGTGACGTTTTTCGCGCCACTATGATTGACGGTGCTGGTGCTTCGGAAATTGTTACAGCAACGGCTGTAGTTGCAGATGTAGTAACTGTGATTCGTGGCCAAGAGGGTACGGCAGCGAGAACGTTTGCTTCTGGTTCGCGGTTTGAAGTTCGTATGACTGCCGGCATAGCAGATAGTTTTCTACAGCGTTCTGGCGATACTATGCTTGGTGATCTTGATTTGGATGGACACAAATTATTGGATGCCGATCTTTCTGAGACGGCGGTTCGTTTTGATACATATCATGCGAATTTTTGGCGCGCAGCAAGTACACCGCTCGATCAACCGTATGCTGCTAGCGAGAATGCAATTTATATTCCACCAGATACCAATGCTAATTTTGATGCACGGCGGCCGGGGTATATGGGCCGAGTAATTACTAATTCGCAAATGTTTGATGGCATCGTGTTTGATTGGTTTGGGAATATTAATAATTTGCCATCTCATTTGAAGTTATGCGACGGTACAAATGGTACGCCTGATTTACGAGGTAAGTATATCAAGGGATGGACAGCAACGTTTGGAGTTGGTGGAGAAGGTGGAGTGCCAGAGATAAATCCATCGCAAAGTCTTACTTCTGCTGCTGGAGGTCATGGTCATATTGTTACGAATGCGCAACTTGGTAATACTAATTTGCCATCTGTGATTATTAATAGGGTACTTGCAGCTACTGGTGAAGGTATTGGAGCGGCGCGTGTGGAATCAGTAACTTTTGGTGGTTACAATGGTGTAGCAGGACATACACATGGAATTGAGCCACTTGGTGATCATCAACATGTCGTAACTGTGCCACCGTTTTTTGTCCTCGCGCGTGTCATGTTCGACGTGTAACGGAAGGAGCTGAGCTATGAAGTTTTCAATCCCGAAAGACCCGACTTCGCCACCGAGTAATGGCAGCGGAATTGGTAAGCCGCGTACGGCTACTTGCGGCCCAACTTACCAGTACGGCCAAGGGCCATCTGGTTCTGGTGGTGGGCATCAACTTGGTCCTAGTGGTACGACCAATGGGCCTGGTAGTGGGCGGATCAAGAGTTTCGGAGGTGGCCATCCCGGAACCATGACTGGAAACTGGAAAGGTAGTCCGCGCGGGTGGTCGGACCCGATGAAGCGTTGATTGAAGTGGTCGGCTGACTGGCGCATCGGTAGGCTGACGACCCCCATCCAACAGTAAATGTTGGATGGGGGTTCTTAGGAGAACGGAGATCACTGCGTTTGTCGTGCCAAACTTCCAGGGCCTTGCGCCTAGATATGCTGATCGTCTACTCGACGACAGTCAAGCAAGCTTTGCGACCAATATTAAAGTTGGTAATGGTGATTTACGTGGTTTTCGCTCATTAGTGTCTGAAGGTTTTCTAACTCCTACTGGAGTGGTTTACCGTCGTGCAATTAAGATTTATCGAACTAACAGCGATGAATTTACCTATTTTACTAGTACCGATATCAATGCATCGGCTTTAAAATCGCCGCTTGCCACGGATGCGTTTGATCGCATTTATTTTACCGATAACACATCAACTGGGTTGCGGGTAATTACCTATGCTGAATTGGCGACGGATGTGCCATCTTCATCTTCTGGTATAGTTCGTCCGGCGAGTGCGCCAAATGTTTCGCCCCCGGCCGGGACCGATGATATTCGAGCTTACGTTTATACTTATGTCGATCGTTTTGGTGCCATTGGTCCACCGTCACCAACTACTATCGCGCAAGGTAATCTTGGTACTTGGGTTATTAGCGGATTTACGGTAGCACCCGCTAATGCGGTGAAGATTTTTATTTATCGTTCGGCTACTGGCGAGCAAACTTCTGGAGCCTACTACAAAGTCGGAGAGATTGCATCTACAGTTGGATCATTTAACGATAGCATGCCTCCTGACCAAGTACCGTTGCAGCCAATACTGGATAGTTTCGATAACGATCCAGCTCCAGAGAATGTTCAGGGTTTGATCTTGCATAGTTCTGGTGCTTTTGCTGCATTCCATGATCGTACCGTGTATTTTTCAACGCCTTATCTTCCACATAGTTGGCCGCAAGCCTATGCGTATACTGTAAGCGACGTAATTGTTGGTATTGCACCGCTGCTCAATTCGGTAGTGGTGTTGACTAAAGGTGTGCCGTTTATATTGTCTGGTAATCACCCGGCGCAAATGGCTATTCAAAAACTGCCTGATCCTGAGCCATGCACATCACAACGATCCATTGTGGTCATGTCTAATGCAGTAATGTTTTGTTCGACGAATGGCCTGTGTTCGATTTCAGCCAATGGGTTGACTCGCCCGACTAATGCTTTACTGACCCGCGAAGAGTTTATCGCTTATTTCCCCGAAGCTATTTTTGCTGCTTCGTATGGTTCGTATTATATTGCGTTCTATGAACCGTCACGTGGTTTTGCAATTGCGTTACCACCTTTTGAGCCAATTTCTTTTATGCCATTGGATCGCTATTTCGGTGTGACCGGACTTGATACTGATCCGCGTAGCGGTGATTTAATGGTTATTCAGGATGACTTGATTAGTAAATTTGATGCTCGTTTAGATGCTCGGTTTTCGACTACTTTTCGATCTAAAGAGTTTATTCATACTAAGCCGCTTAATCTTGGTGCTGTGCAGATACTTTTTAAACAAGTAGAAAATGAAGACGATTTGGATCAATTGTTGTTGGCAATGCAAGCATATAATGATAGTCGAATGGCTTTTGGTCCGTTGGATGTTTTTGATGGGTACGATTTTAATCGGCAGATTTCTCGACCTGATGTTATCCCGGCGTTAAGCGGGTTGCCGCCAATCCAGCCAATAGGTGGTGAACCGTTGTATGACACTACAGCGCTATTCAGTTTCAATAATATTCAATTTACTTTGCTGACTGATGGCCAAGTGAAGTATACTAAAATTATTACTGATGAAAAAGTGCATTCTTTGCCGGAAGGTTACAAGGCGACAAGATTTTATTTGGAAGTATCAGGATCAGCAGAAGTGCAACGGATTATCGTTGCTGAGACAAGACGAGAGTGCAAGATAGCATGATCCAACATTAAATGTTGGATCAAAGGTACGGGGCAGTAGCATGGTTGGGTCTAAAATTACAGAACTTGTCACAGATACCGCAATGGACCCTGCGGCGGATTGGTTTACTTACGTCGATGTATCTGATTTATCGATGGCTCCGAGCGGAACAAATCAAAAGCTCCATCCCAATGATACGCTTATTGGTATGGCCGATGGAGCTGCTGGTGCTATCAACCGATCGCTGAAGGCTAAATTTGGTGAAATCATTAGTGTTAAGGATTGGGGTGCAGCCGGTACTGGTGGTGGTAATGATACGGTAGCAGTTCAAGCGGCGGCGGATGCTGTCAAGGGAACTAACAAGACGTTATGGATTCCAAGCGGTAGTTACCCGTGCGGCGCTCTGGATTTTACCAATGTCAGACGGATTGTAAGTGAAGGAACCATAAGATCGTTGATATCAGCCGGTCAGGTTGGTGTGACCATCGGCACAGTCGGCAATGCCAATACCGACATGATCAACGGCGATATAAACATAAACATTCAGCATGCTAATTCCAGCAACACCGGCTTGACCGGAACTATAGGCATCCTGCTCAAAGGCGCGGCCCATTGCCGATTCCGTTCTTTACGAGCGCAGTGGTTCGAAGTTGGCTTTGATATTGCCCCGGATGCGGTGGATTTTCAGTATGTCGCGTTTAATACATTCGAATATATCGGGACGTATGGAACTTTGGTAGGACTACGGCTAAAAACAAGCCTCATAACCGCAAATGGGTGGATCAATGAAAATAAGTTCAATTTCATAACTATCGGCAGTGCTGGAAATACCTTGGGTGGCACTCAGACCGGGGTACATTTTACTGGCACCTATGCTAGTAATAATAACAGGTTTTCAATGGCTCATTTGGAAGGATTGCCAAGGCCCATCTATTTTGAGCATGCGCTCCTTAACAGGTTCGATCAGGTTCGGCTGGAAACGGCCGGGGCAGTTGTTTTCGGTGACGGCACCGGCACTGGTGGCAAGGTCTCGCGTAATCGCGTTGACGCAGGTTATTGCCAAGACGGATCACTACCAACCTGGATTCATGCATCCTGGGCGCCCAACTTCGTCGGCGGTCCCGATGGGGTCCAGTGGACGGAAGTTGCGCTCATTGACTACTCGGGTTGGAGCAACATCGGCACCAATTTCTACCATCGGGATTTGTGCTCGTCCACCAATCCGACCGGTAAGATATTTACCAACGTGGTTCTGACCTCGGCAACTAGGAGCTTCAAACTCGCCGGCTCCGAGTTTGGCTATATACTGGTCCCGGTCAATGTGGGGGATGTTCTGAAGGTCACGGCCAGTTGGACCGGGGCGCAGACCGGTGGCGGCACCGCCTTTATGGTCCAGGGATTGAACGCTTCGTTTTCTGCCGTAGGGGCGCTTAGTGCTGGAGACATGCCATACATCGGCACTAGCAACGACAGCTCATTCAATAACTCGACGACTATGACGACCTCATTCAAAAACATTACTTTAACTAACGCCCCATTTTCGATGTTCGTAAGCTGCAACAGATCGGAGGTAATTTATCTCGCAGTTGCGATAACGGACGATGTTGATTATAAATTCATCCGCGTAGAGCGGATGTCCTCGAAGCTCGCGCATGGGGCCACTTATCTGCATAGGTGGCCAGATACAAAACTCCTTGCCGATTTCACCACTGCGCCGGATTTTCTTGGCCAGATTGGGATTGCTGGCACGACGGCCCGAGTGGCGATCAGCACGACCGCTTGGGAGAGTGAGGTCGCACCAATTTCGTTCCAGCTTACCGCAACGCCCACTACCAACTTGGCTATAGGCGACGGGCAGGATGGTTTTCTAGTGACGGCCGCCTTGAACGGGATGAACGTGGTTTCCGGCCTGCTTGCCCACACAACGGCGGGTATCGGTGGCACTGCGAGCGTACAGTTGCGACGACACCGAGCTGGGGTGGATGTAGATGTTTTTTCAACGCCGCCGGCTACCGACAGCACCGAAACGACCAGCGCCACCGGCACCGTTGGAACAATCAACGCCAGCAACGACGACCTTGCGACAGGCGATATTCTCTTTGTCGATGTTGATGCGGTTCATACCACCCCGGCCAAGGGCTCTTACTTTGCAATTGAGGCTCGCTTTCCATGATGGTGTTTAAGGTCAAGTACCGCTCACCTGCCATTGCGCCGATGGCTTGGTCTCGTGCCAGTACTGCGTATGCTCTGACGGGTGCCAACTTTGCGGCGGCAGTCTATACGTCGCATGCGGTCGATGTTCCTAGAGACGAGCGGCTGGCGAGCGGCAAGGTGGGGCGCTTGGTCGAAGGGGCGCGGACCAATTTCATTCAACGTGCTAATGATCCAGCAAATGCTTACTGGGGCAAATTGAATGTAACTGCTTTAGCCAGTCAAGTAACGGGTCCAGACGGAACTACGAGTGGCGGATTGATCACGGAAACGGGCTCCGGCGAGCATCGTATTCGACATGATTTATCCGGCCATGGTGCGCTGGAAGCTTGGTGTCATTCTTTATTCGTGAAACGCGCAACATCTGGAACGCGGAATGTTTCACTTGTTACATTTGGCACTGCGTTCGCCGGAGGCAGCGGTAATTTGTTTGTTGATCCAGACGATGGAACCGTAGTCACTGCTCCTAGCGGGGTACACAGTGTCATAGCGATGCCCGATGGTTGGTATCGAATTTGGCAATCCCGAGACACAGACGCGGATGGTGGGGTAATAAGCAGGCAGATCAACTTATTGTCTGGAACGACTGCATCATACGCAGGCGATGGAACCAGCAATGTTGCTATGTGGAACTTCGTCCAAGAACAAGGCGCATTTCCGTCCTCACCGATGCCTATCGCAGCCGGGGCAAATTCTACGCGCGCAGCGGATATCTCGTTGCAGACTGTGAGCCCGCCATCTGGCGGTTTCGCGTTGGCGTTCGAGATTAAGACAGCGCTCGGCGTAGTTGGAAATCAGTTTATTTTTTGTCTCCACGACGGGTCAGATGCCAACAAGGTTGAGGGCTACCTTGCGGCTGGCGTGCCCACGTTGGTGGTGACTAGTGGTAGTTCTGTAGTCGCTACCATTACGGCCGGAACGATTGCGGCATCTACAGAACGTAAAATATCTTTCAGCATCGCCGCCAACAGCATGAACTTATGCAATGCCAGCACATTGGGGACACGAGACACGTCGTGCGCGATGCCGACCGGCTTGAACCGGCTTGTGCTCGGTCACAACAGACTCAATGCAAACCATCTGTTTGGACACTTGATCAGCTACCCGGATGGCATTAGTTGGTTGTCACCGGTTGACGATGCTGGACTGGTGGCCTTGAATGCTTGACCAATCAACCTGATCCAACAACTGTTGTTGGATCACGCAAGGAGAGTGAAATGGCTAACGTTCGAGTAGTGACTGCGATCCGTAATGCGCGGCTAAACGCGATCAGGGACGCCATCGATGTCGGCACTGGACCAGGCACAATTAATATTTACGCTGGTGCGCAACCGGCTAATGCCGACGTAGCTCATGCTACACCGCCGTTAGCTATTTTATCTTTTGCTGAGCCATCAGCACCGAATGCGTCCGCTGGTATTTTGATATTTACTAACCCAATTGCTCCAGATGTTTCTGCGGATGTTACGGGTACAGCTACATGGGCGCGGATTAAGGATGCGACTGGTGCTACTGTTTTTGATTGTGATGTTACAGCCACTGGTGGAGGTGGAACTATTATGTTTTCAACTGTATCATTCGTAGTTGGTGCCACAGTGCAGATTTCGAGTTTTCAGCTTACTGATCCTGCGGCATAATCAAAAGTGCTGCGCGGCATAAGCTATGGCTGTCGGTGTACCTGCGTTACTTGCTTCTAGCAATAATACTGGTGCGTCCAGTATTACGAATGCTACGGCGTTTACACCTACGGCCAATGCTTCTCTTGTTGTACATCTTGTCGGTAAATCCAACACTATTTCAGTGCCTACCGGTAGTGTGCCAACCGATAATGCGGGGGGTACGTGGTCTTTAGTTGCGAATGCTATTTCTGGTACTGGTCCTAGCTTACGCCAGCTAACTTATCGTCGGAAGATTGGTAGTACGCCACCTATAAATATGACGGTGACGTGGAATATTGGTATCGTTATTGATTCAGCTTCACTTAGCGTTTTTCAAATTACTGGTGCTGGCGAAGCGCCGACTAATATTGCAACCGGTACGAGTACTGCTGGTGATCCAGCACCAGTATTACCTAATGTACCGGCTGCCACCAGTACGGTGATGGCTTTTTTTGCAGGACGAGGTACGGCTGGAGCTGGTGTACCTGTTCCAGCTAACTATATTCAAATTCAGTCTTCTACGGTTGCATCGAATCATCGTTATGCATCTTATTATGATGCCAATGATGCAGTAGTCAACGCGACGTGGGCTACTACTTGTACTCAAAGTTCTGCAACATTAATTGAATGGGCTGAAGCGGTTGCGGATTATACTGGATCGGGTAGCGGTGTAATTGCGTCGATTACTGGTGTTGCAACTGGTAGCCATATTGAAAATCCGATTGGCACTAGCGCGGGTGCAATAAATAAAATAATTGGCGCTGCTAACGGTACGGAAGTTTTTGTTGGCAATGGTGCTGGTTTAATAAATAGTATAAGCGGCGTAGCTGCGGGTACTCAGATTATTATTGGTGTTGGCGCGGGTACTATTAATAGCTTAGTAGGTACTGCATTTGGTGATGCGGGTGCCGAAGTTGGAGAAGTATCTGATTATTTATTGGAAAACGGTAATCAATTATTACTTGAAAGCGGTGAACCTTTACTGCTTGAAATTCAATCTGGTGTTGCCTCAATTTCTGGCATTGGCGTCGGCTCAACAGCACAATTAATTGGAACGGTTACTGGTTTAGAAATATTTGTAGGCGCGGGTGCTGGCGATTGCGCCCAGTTGACTGGCGTTGGAATCGGCGATACTGGCCCGGTTGGTATTGGTGTTGGTGCTATTAACCAATTGACTGGTGCCGGAATTGGTTCCCAAGTAATTAATGGTCTTGGTATTGCTAATATTCCAGCCTTGGTTGGAGAGGCGTCTGGTGTTGAAATAATTTCTGGTGCTAGCGATGCTGTTATTAACCAATTAGTTGGTGAGGCAATTGGTTCTGTAATTGCGGTTGCTATTACTGGTGATTTTGTAGGTATTATTAATCAATTAACAGGTAACGCCATCGGTTCTGAGGTTATAACTGGTAGTGGTGTTGGCGTTGTTAGTCAACTAACTGGCACTGCAACGGGTGCCGGATTATATATTGCTAGCGGTGCTGGTGTTATTAGCCAATTGAGCGGTAGTGCTATCGGTTCAGAGATTATAATTGGTAATAGTACTGGTATTACCAATCAATTGATCGGTAGCGCAGTTGGTGTGCATGCCTTTATAGGTAATGCCGCCGGCGTTATTAATCAATTGGGTGGTAACGCCATTGGTTCTGTAGCTATTACAGGTGCCGGTGCTGGTATTTACAATGCACTAATTGGTTCGGCCATTGGTACCGAACTAATCAATGGTATTAGTATTGCTGTTATTCCATCATTGACAGGTATAGGTACTGGTAGTGGATTATATACCGGTGCTGGCATCGGCACCATGCGGTCTCTTACTGGGGCTGCACTTGGTGCGCCAGTGTTTATTGGTACTGGCGCAGGTGCGCTACGGCAATTAATCGGTAGTGCTACTGGTAATGAAATTATTATTGGCGTCGGGCTTGGTATACGAGCTTCGCTAGTTGGAATTGGTGTTGGCAATGTTATTAGTATACAGCCAGGTGTTGGTGCCGGCGTTATCAATAAATTGCTTGGTAGTGGAACCGGAACTATATTTATTGAGCCGTTGCCCCCTAATGTTGGTACGATAGTTCCGACGCATGTTAAAACTACACGTTATCCAGGTATTCCAGCGATTGTTGATGATCGTAGTCTTGCCCCGACTGTTCGAGCTTTATGGGAAGCAGTAGAGCTATTGACAAACCAGCGTGGGGATGGTACACTAGCTGTTCCAAGTCCCACAAAGATGGCTGAGTTGGAACGTCGTTTGAAAGCTTTAGAGGGACCGTGATGCGTATCCAACAACAGTTGTTGGATAAGCAGGAAGAGAACGATGGCTACTCTTGACAGCGAAGACTGGCGTAAGAAATACGACCGGCTTGGTAAGCGGTTCCAGGACTTGTACCGGCAACGCATGCCTGTGTTGCAGGATTATGAAAATACTGTCAATACATCTTTGGATAGTTTGATTAATGAAACTGTACCAGCTATGCGCGGAGTATTCCGCCAAGCGCAAGGTATGCAAGACTTAGCCGAGGAAGAATACATCCCCGCTGCCCGTGAGTATATGCAGAAGGCTCGTGAATATGATACCCCGGAGCGTCGCCAGCTCGAAACCCAAAAGGCCATGGCCGACGTGGGTGCGGCTGGCGAGGCTTCGCGGCAATCTGCCATTGCCCGTTTGGAAAGTTACGGCATTGATCCGAGCATGACGCGTGGCGCGGCCTTGGATCAAAACGTGCGTTTGCAGACTGCGCTGGAACAAGTTCGGGCTGGTAAGGAAGCCGGTCAGGATGTCGAGGAACGCGGTCAACAGTATGCCCGCGATGCGCTTGGAGTTGGTTCAAATATTCAGCAAGGCGCGTTGCAAGCTGCCCAAGTCGGTTCGGGTCTAGGTTCTTCGACTGTTGGGCTAGGTAATCAAACGGCTACCAACTTTGCCAATATTTTTGGCACGCCGGGTCAGAACCTTGGCGCGAGAAAAGACTTGATTGATGCTTCGTTTAATGCTAAGGTGCAAGAATCTCAATTTAAAGCCGCGCAGGGTGGTGAGGGTAGTCCGTGGGCCGGGCTTGGGGCTACGGCTGGCACGTTGGCTGGTGTTGGGCTAGGTGCTTATCTAGGTCCAGCAGGTAGCGTTGCCGGTGCTCAATTAGGTGCTCAATTAGGTGGTCAGCTAGGCGGTACTGCTGGTGGATTTGCGGGTGGGCCAGGACGTGCTTACAACCCGCAAACGGGTATGTTCGGAGGAGTGTGACGTGGGCGTGCTCGACGCTATCGGTCAGTTTGGTCAAGGGTTTACCGGCGGTAGCCAACAAGGGCTCGACCTGTATTCCCAAGTTCAACAAGTCCAAGAACAGGGCCAGTTGCGTCAGCGGCGTCAACGGGCTGAGCAAGAAATTGCGCAGTTGGTCGAATCTGGCCAGTTCAAAACTGACCCGATTGCAGCTACCAAGGCTGGTGCTCAAATATTTCTCAAGAATAGCGATTTTGATAATTATGATAAATGGAACAGCAACGCACAGCAACTGACCAAGTTCGAGGGGGACCGAACTTTGATGAATGCTTTTGCTGTTGCTAAGACTGATCCTATGGCAGCGGTGCCGCTGATCAATAAGTATCATGCGTTGGTAGGTACTGGTACGAAGTATGACATACAGCGCACGCCGCAAGGTGTGCGGTTATTGACCAATGTCGGTGGTAAACCATCGGCCAAAGATTATACGGACATGGACGAATTGGGCTACGATATTTTGAGCGGGGTCGAAGCTTACGCGCTTGGACCGGAAGCAACTGGTAAAATGGAAATTGCGCGTAGTGAATTGGGTATTAAAGAAGCTACGGGCATGGCGCAAGCTCGCCGGTATCAAGCACAAACTGAGAGCGAGCAGGCATTAAGGCCATTCAAACAGCAGCAATTAACAGCTCAAGCGCAGGCATCGCAAGCATCAGCCGGTGCATCTGGAGCCACGGCCGCAGCGGCTAGTGCATTAGCTGCTGAGCGTAGAGCATTGTTGCCGGGTCAAGTGGCACAACAGGGATTAACTGCGGCAGAAACGGCAAAGCGCACTGCCAATATCGGCGTGGCACCGCGAAAGCCAGAACCGACAATGGAAGAACTGGCAATGGGGTTGACCGGCGATGCGCCAACTGATGAATTTGGTACTCCGTTGCCGTCTAATCCCTTTATAACTGATGAAGCTACACGTGCTGGCTTTAGCACGGCGTTGCAACAGGCGGTGCCGGGGCTTGGTAAGAACGCGTTTTATCTTGCTGACCGTATTGCTCGTACCAAACCGGAAGAGTTGGCGCAGGCTACGACAAATGAAGATGGTACACTGATACAACTTCCCGATGGTACACAATTACCGCTTACCGACGAAATTGCTAACTACTTACAGATGCTTAAGCCTCCGACGTTGGAAGAAGAGTAATGCCCACTCTTGGCGACATTTGGGCTGGGCGGGCTACGTGGCCTGGGCGGCCGCCGCCTCAGCAAGCGTTGGATACGCCTATCCAACAATCAATGTTGGATGAAGAAGGTGGTCCGCCGCAAGCACAGGCAACTATCCCACGGTTGCCGATTACTACTCTTGGTGATCTTTGGGAAGGTCGTGCCACTCGACAACCTGATGGTAAGATTGTTCGACACGAAAAGACTGCCCCCGCAGCACCAACTGATGCCGACACAGTTTGGGACAACGCCTGGAATACGTTTGTTTCTGCTGGTATGGGCGTAACTAGTGGCGTCGAGGCGGTGGGTGCCTTGACTGAATTGGCATTCCCCGAAACCGGCAAGGGTTGGCGCGAAGCGGGCACGAATGCAACGCAGGAATTGTTGAAGAAAACAACTAAAGAATGGCAGGAAGCCGTTAACCGTTCGTGGATTGATTTTAGCAAGGAAGGGGCTGGGGCTGATTGGCGTTCGTGGGTACACGGCATCGCCAGTAATGCGCCATATTTTTTAGGTACAGCCGGAGTTGGTGAGATTGCGGCATTGGGTATTCGCGGTGCCCGTGCAGCGCTTGGTGCAACTGTAAAGAAAACAGGTAGAGAAGCGGGCTACGCGGCTGCTGGTGCTGGATTTACCGCTGGCGAAGCTGCTGCTGGTGCCGGTCAAGCAGCAGAACAAGCTGGCCTGACTGACGAGCAACGCTTACAGGCTATGCAAACAGCAGCAGGCATTGCGGCTGTGGGTGGCGCAATTACTGGCCGGTTGACCAGTAAAATATTAGGTGGTGTAGTTCCAGCCGGGACTGGCTTGAAAGGACGTGCGTCAAGTATAGGCAAGCGCGGTGCTCTTTCTGCTGGTGCAGAATCAATCGAAGAAAGTTCTGGTGCATTCGGTACTGAAGTTGGCAAGAAAACTGTCGGGCTCGACTTCGATGCTGGTAACATCGCTGAAGCTGCGGTAGGTGGCGCAGCAATTGGTGGTCCACTTGGTGTAGCTTTGTCGGCTCCTGGCGCACGCCGGTTGAAGCAGAGACAGCAAGACAAGGTACGCGCGGATCAGGCCGAGCAGCAAGCGATTAATGCGGAGCGTGATCGGTTAGCAGCAGAACAAGCTGCGCCGCAACCGATGTTGGCCTTGCCAGCTCCGCAACAGCAACTAGGATTGCCTGCGCCTACACCACCAGGACCGGCAGCCGTTGGGCGTGGTACGCAAATCAACGTGCCGCCGACTGAATCAATGCAGAGTGGCCTATCACCATCTGGTGAAGCTGAACTTGCGGTTGGTGGTCAAGCATTCAATGAGTACGCTAGTGAATTGGACAATACTGTTACTGCACACGAAAGAGAACTAGACCGTGCGCGTAAACGAATTGAGAGTACTCGCGGTAATAAGGCCAAGGCTGTCGCGGCGTTCAAAACAGCAAAACGAGCTTATGATTTTGCTGTAGCTCAGCGTGAGGCTTATCAGAAGAAGCGGGCTAGCGCATCTGATAAGATGATGGAGCAACCATTGCCTGGATTTGAGGAGATTGGACCCACTGATCCAAACGTGATCAAGCAGCTTGTAGAACAAGAAATCGATAAGGAATTGGATGAAGCATTCGGCCCGGACACCGAAGAACCACCACTGTTAGCGAAAATTAATGAATCAGTTAAGCGTAGTCAACAGGCACGCGCAGCAGCCTTGACCCGTTGGAGTAAGCGGCAAGCGGCTACAACCGGACCAGGACAAACTATAACTACGGCGGAACCAGCTAGTTTTCCAGCTCAGCCGCAGGTGGTCAGGAACGCCGGATCGGCAGAAGTCGCGGCTATTCGCGCGCGCACATCGGCTAAGGTGCAGACAACTCCGCAAGCTGATCCGAATGTAGCTATGGCTGGGCCGACTACGGCCCAAGCTGCCTTACTTCCCGAGATGCCGCAGGTTGCACAGCCTCCCGTCCAATCTGCGGCGCAACCGGCTCCCGCGACGCAAGGGCCGGCCATTGTTGCACCGCCACCTAGTCCTTCGGTGGCGGTGCAACTTTTCACCCCTAAAGCACCACAACCGCAATCTGGAGGTGTTACCTCTGCACCATCCACGGTGGCAACTGATACCGACCGACAGCAGTTGCTCGCCATGGCCGCGCAAGGGTCCGATCCAACAACTGTTGTTGGATCGGACCCGCTGGCTCCGGTATTGCCTGGAATTGAGCAGACATTATTGGCCAAGACGCCGAAGCGCAAGAAGGCTCTGCCCAAAATGACACCGCGCGAGCGGTTGGCATTCATGCTTAAGGATGGACCGCGTGGCGTTGATACTATTCTTGCTGGATTGCAGGATAGTTTCTCGGCTTCGCAGGATAACCGGGCGTTCAAGCTGATCCAGAAACTACGCAGCGCGTTTCCAAACTCAACCAAGCAACCGCTAAAAATAGTAGTCGAGAATCGCAAGCTGAGCCGTGGCTTCCAGGGTCTTTATGACCCTAAGTCAGATCGCATCTTCATTGACCTAGAGCAAGCCGAGGATACCGTCAACATTGTGTTGCACGAAGCGGTGCATGCTGCCACTCTCTACAAGATTCGTAGCAATACTGGTTTACGTAAGTCACTCGAAGACACGATGCGCAAGGCCAACAATGCCTGGACCGAAATGGGTTGGCAGCCTGAAGCGCAGACCATGCGCGGTTTCGGCAGCGTTGAAGAGTTTATTTCCGAGGCTCTTACTAATACTTCTTTTGCTGATAAGTTAGCATCACTGCCGGAAAGCTTAGCAGAGTTTGTGAATAACCGGTCTATTTGGTCGCGGTTCAAGTCGCGACTGGCTACGGCCTTCGGCATGCCGTCTGATCCAAATAGCAATCGGTTGTTTAATAGTTTACTGGAATTGATCCCTGATGGAACATTTTTGCAAGAAGGTAATCGGCAGGAAATACTTACTCAACTTGACAATCTTGGTTTGTCGCAACCGGTTGCCAGCTTGGCTAGTTGGTATCGGGCCGCGCAACGTAACACTGTTGTGCAAGGTGCTACGGCAGGAGCACGCGGCCGAGTTAATGCTTGGTCCTTGCAGTTTCGGGGGCCAAGCCAGATCGAGCAAAGCTTTGGTGAACTTAGCCCGACTATTGGTAACTACACCCGCTTACTGGATGAGCGTGAAGGCCATGTCGCCAATTTACGGTCATTGGCATCGCGTATCATTGGTATCGGTAAGCAGGCGTATCACCAAGCATCCAACCCGGAATTGTTGGATGAAGTACTGGTCAATTCTCGCTACTGGAGTTTGCACGCTGATAAGCAGATGTATGATCCGGCTAATCTTGCAGGTATCAAGCAACCCGGTGGAGCGCAACTTTACAATAAGCTAGCTTCGCAATGGGCCGCACTAAGCCCATTGCAGCAAGACTTTTACCGGTTAGTAACATTTAATTCCACAGCTCAACGTGTTCGCGACATGCAACAGATCATGATTTGGCGGTTGCGCGCTCGGCTTGACAACGCTACGGCTGAGCTACTGGAACGAATGATAACTACTTTGCCAGTGCAAAGTAATGCAGCCACTGGACCAGCACCATCTGGTATTGAAATCAAATACCATCGGATGCCTACCGCTGCGGAGTTGGATACTTTTATCAACACTCTCGGGCTTAACCCAATCAAAACGAAGCGGGTTAGGGCTGATCTACTAGAAGTACAGAAAGCATTCGGCAAAGAAACTGGGCCGTATGTACCGTTGCGCCGGGTTGGTAGTTATTACGTTTATATGACTAGCCCGGAACGCGTAATGCAGGGAGTAACACAGAAACAATACGACGCCATGATGGCGAAGAACAAACTTGATGAAGGTGGTGATCTCGAAATTCTTGAGGAGAAATACGATGCGGCGTTGCAGACTTATTATCTCAAAATGCGTAACGTTGTAGTTGGTTCAGTTGATACCCGGCAGGATGCTGACGACTTACTAGCTGATTACAAAGCGGGTTGGAATACGCGTGGTTTAACTATCGACAAAGAAAAATTAGCTTTGAAACAAGCTGATGTTTACCAAGCAGCGGCTTTGCAGTCAGCCAACGTCGAAGCTTTGCGGGTATCTATTAAGGATGACGTTACTAAGATGCTCGGCGCTGGAGCCGGGGAGCACGTTTCAGATCGGATTATGACATACTATCTTGACAAGTTGCCAGAAGGCTCAGTTCGTAAGAGCCAAATGCGGGCTCGAAAAATCGCTGGTGCATCGCGCGACATGATGCACGTCTATGCCACCTACGTCAATGGCGCTGCCTACTTCTCAGGTCAGATGATGTATGGGGCTAAGCTGGCGTCGGCTATCGGCCACGACATGGATGTTGCTGGTAAGGCTATGCAGGCTGCTGGTCAGTATGATCAGGCTGAGGATTTGCAGAAAATTCAAAATCATTTGAAACGCGCTGACGCTGCCTATGATCGTCTTGCTGCCAAGGATGCACTGCAACAAGACGGTGCTTTCTTGTCGATGTGGCGGACTATCCCGCAGCTCACGGCAGCTTGGCTGTTGACCGGACCAGGTACGACGCTGATTAATGCAATGCAGGTATGGCAGGTTGGTTTTCCTTTGCTGGGTTCTAAGCATGGCTTTGCCCGTAGCGCCGTCACTATTACTAAGGCATACACTGATCTATTTAAGCCCATTGCTTTTGAGACTGGTCGCGAAGTGGGCCGAGCGGCATTGGGCGTACCACGTACGCTTAAAGTTGGTTTGTCGCGCAAAGGTTTTACCCCCGAAATTCGCAATCCTAGTCTGCCTATGTTCGAGCAGGCTGCCGACTACTTGACTGATCCAGGTGAAAAAGATCACATTAAGGCGTTAGCCTTACGCAAAAAGATTGATTTTGGTCTAGTCGCCGACATTCAGTCGATCTCCAATCGGTCATCCACCAAATGGATGGCGACGCAGTACATGATGGATGCAGCCTTTATCATGCCGCAAGCCAGCGAGACCATGAACCGCATGGTCATGGGCTTGTCCAGCTATCGCTTGAATAAAGATACTGTTACCCAAGGTGTAATGGCCGATCCAGCCATTACTAATAAGGCCGAGGCCATCCAACAACAGTTGTTGGATTTGGCTGCCCGTGATATCGATCAATCGCAGTGGAATTACTCTGCTGCAGATCGCCCTGCTGCCTTTCAACATGAATATCTTCGCTTCGCCACGGTATTTAAAACTTATCCGCAGCGCATGCTCTACTCGATTATGCATAATCTGGTTAAATCAATGAAGGCCAAGACGCCGCAGGAGCGTAAGATAGCGCGTAAATTTGTTGCTGGTATACTGGCAACGACATTCATTGGTGCGGGTATGCTGGGTTGGACCACACTTGATCCATTTTATGTGGTTGCAATGGCATTGACGTGGGGGTTAAGTGACGAAGATGATCCTGAACAGGCATTGCGTAAAGCGATGCAAGAATGGATTGATGAAGATTGGCAACCACTAACCGAGTTATTGTTGAAGGGTCCGCTGTATGCGGGTAATGTAGTTGACGCTAGCCGGATGGCGCTCCCGTCATTGGTGCCATGGCAGACTATCAAGAAAACTGCTACTGGCCCAGCCAGTGTCGGAACAACCTTGGATACTTTGGTTGGTGAGGTTGTTCTCGGTGCGCCGGGTAGTCTTATCGAGCAAATGACCAAGGCAGCAAAGGCCATGGGCGAAGGCAATTACGCTACAGCAGCCGAGCAAATGACCCCGAAAGCATTCGGCATCAACGATACGATCCGAGCTTTGAATTATGCCAATCGCGGGTTAGTAGATATTCGTGGCAATGAGTATATGGGGCCAAAAGAAATCGGCTACGCTGATATCATACGTCGTGGACTTGGTTTTGATCCACCTGAAATTGCCTCTAAGAAATCTGCGCGCCGGGCTTTCTTTGTTGCTGATGACAATGCTAAGACCGAAAAGAGTAAGCTAATTGCTGACTTTAAGGATGCTATAGAAAATCGTGACAAGGACGCACGTCGTGTAGCTATACAGGCTATGTCTGCATTCAACAAGAAATACCCTGGCTATAAAATTACTAAGGAAAGTGTCAAGGCGTCAGTACGCCGCGACCGCAAAGAAGAGTATCTGGTAGGCGAGTATGGCGTAGCAGTGCGTAACAAAGCACAGTTACGTATGCTCAGAGAAATCGAGGCGAGGTACTGATGAACACCATCAACCAACCTCATGGGTTCGCCCATCAGGGAACGAGAGTAGGGATCATGCCAGCGAAATCGTACCAACAGCAGAAGGCAGCCGGTGTTGCCATGGCTGTCAAGCGTGGTAAGAAGAAGGCCAAACCGGGTACGCCCTCGGCCAAGATGGCGCAGATGCCTGAAAGTAGTTTGCGTCACTTCGCTAAGGGAAAGAAAAAGCCTAAAGAACATCCGTAGTATACTGGTTCAGGTGAAAAAAGAGGGGCTAGGCGGAATGACACACCTAGCCCCCTAGTCTCACCCTGAACCCCGGGATTGGAGACAGTTCCCAACCCCAGCCTTCCTCTTAACTATAGCATGGGGAACTTGCTAAGTCAAGAGGAAACTTATGACCAAAGGAAATGTAGATGCCTCGCAATCCACGCGACTACAAGGCTGAGTATAAGCAAAGTGACGGAACCCCCGCACGCAAGAAGGCGCGTGCCAAACGGAATAAAGCTCGCCGCATACTCGAAAAGGAAAATGGTAAGAATAATATTCCTGCTGGTATGGATGTTGATCATGTTGTTCCTCTATCCAAAGGTGGGGGCACTGGCCGTAGCAACTTACGCCTTAAGCCGGCCTCGAAGAACCGCTCGTACCGCCGTACCCGCAGCGGGGCTATAGCCTGATCCAACATTAGTTGTTGGAAGGTCTGGCTCTGGTAACTCAACTTCTATCTCTTCTTTGCCGTGCATTAAGCGCTCATCCACGTAGTCAGCCAGCACTGTATTATTCTTGACAACAATCATGCGCGAACGAGTACGGATCAGTACGGAATTTTTCCGGCTCATTTTATAAATAATTTTACCTAGTTCACCTACGCGCCAATCAGCCCCATCGTTCAAATCAACGACTAAGTGCTCACCATCTTTCGTACCATGTAGCACAGCTCCGCATGCGGATGGCTTCAAGCCTAGCGGAACATCCTTACCGTCATCATACATTTGTTTTGCTATGCATTGAAACTCATTGCATGATGACGGACGATAGTCGTAGATGCGGCAACCCTTACCTATGTTGCAGTGCTCGCACCACTGCATACGCGGCTTGCGTATTTCAGCTACACCCATGATGCGACAGCAGAGGGTGCAAGGCTTGCCTACGTCTTGACAGTAGTTCAATCGAAAAATCCTTTCAGAGCGCCAACTGCGGGCAACACGATGATTTCCTGGTACGGTCCCGACATCCTGGGCACGTTCTCACACAGCCGTCGCGACTGTGGCTTGTAGGTCTGTCGTAGCACTTCCAGTATCGAATTGCCGTAAGGGTATTCCTGTTGTCGTAACCACTCGATAAAGCCAAGCACTGGTAGCATAATTGTTTTATCATATATTTTAACCTCGTAGGCCCAAGGTTTGACCGGTTGCATCCGATGCATGTCTATCTCTATCTTGCCGTTTGCGGCAATAGTAGTAACTCGATGCTTTTCCATAGCTACCATATAATCTCTGACTACATTCAACGGGTCATTAGCAACGACTAGCTCTTGCTTAGTTGTTTTCACGCTACCAATGGCAGCAACCAAGGCCGTCAATACTTTGCGTTCATCAATGGGAAAAATATTATTGACGTTGACGATTCTGGCTGCGACCAACATGGTTGCGCCGATGAATATTTGATTGCGGCTGAATACGCTATTGTCTTGTTGCTGGGTTAGTCGCACCAACAAATTTATCGTTTGAGTTAATCTCTTTTCAATGTTGTCTTGATTAGCGACTACATAAGGTACAAATTTGTGACCGGGCCAGCCATTGTTCTCATGCAACTTTGGCAATACCATAGCCACTTCCGCCATGTGGTCGCGGGCATTATCTGGTAGTGGTGACAACACGAAGTCCATTACCCGCGCCAATCCTGCATCGCCACCGCGCCCACTACGGTTCTTGCGGATCAGATCAATGAAGGAATAATTGGTGGTGAAAATCATTGGCGTTCGCCAGTCACCGCGTTCCTGTACTCGGCTGCTACCATCGAGGCGTGACTTCTCCATGTTCGAGTTTAGGCGAAAAATCAAGTTGATTACCGCCCGTGCGTTGTCGGGGGTAATCTGTAGTTCATCGTAGAACGCAGCGATATTATTGAGTATCGCAATGCGACGAATTACACTGTTCTCGGTATCATTCAAAGTAAACATCAAGTCACGCGGATTGCCCCAAATCGATGCCGCTAAATTTGACAATGTTGTTTTGCCGAAACCTGATCGGATTGAATAGAAATTCAGTGCGATGCCCGACGCACCGATGATTTCTAGCAGTACAGATGAAAAAGCTGCGGCTATTAACGCGTGTGCGTCGGGTCGATGCTCATTACTAATAATGTTATTAATTAGTTCGTCGTAATAACCAGAGCTGCCATGAGTATTGTGATTGCGCAGATTACTGAGGGTGTCTTGAATTGGTTCGCGCTCACCATCGCGGCGATACAACCATTCACCTAGTACGAAACCATCACGGCTTTCAGTCCAACCAAGACGGGTGTATCTGATTGTCCGCGTTGCATCTTTTCGTAGCTTCTCGACCCAACTAACCATAGCCTTCTGCATCCCTTTTTGTTGGTCGTGCCCGATAATTACGCTGTTCTCGCCTAGCGCCGTCGCCATAGAAGTGACGGATTGCAGTCGCTTGATATCTACCGAAATACGTCGATTATGGTTAGCCCTATCACTGGCTCCGCATTCAAAGGCAAGGTATTCTTGCTTGCTGTCTCCGTCCAACAATTCTAGTTGGATGGCGTCGATCCGTACTCCAGTCCATACCATCGGGTCAGCAGTTTCTGTACCTAGCCGTAGCCTGCGAATACCCTGCTCTGAATTGAAATACAAGCTATCGATGATAGCTCCGTTGAATTGATGTGGTTCTATGGCTGTGGCCTTACTGCGTAGTAAACCCTGAATCTTAGCGGGGCTGATAATTTTCTGATAGTACGCGCAGCTTTGACATAATGACCGATGCTCTAATCCTAGCTTTTCGCATGTAATATAACCCTTGATTTCACTGTTGCGAAACTCATCAAACTTACCATCAACCTCGTCAGCATCGTAGTCAGGATGTTGCGACGATACAGCATGCGCAGCGCTTCGCCCAAACGTTTCATCGTGATTCTTAGCCGCAAGCGAAACTAAGTTGATCCAATGCCGTCGATCATGATCCTTACCCCCTGTGTTGACTGCTTCCTGCACCACTTTACATTCATCTGCGATTGCTGTAATATCAAATTGAAATTCAAATCCCTCAATATCGTATTCAGACTTCTGTTTCTTTGCTGGTACGACGCGAATTTGTCCGTGCTGCTTGAGTACATTTTGGAAAACGTTACCATTAATTCGGTTGTCGATATGGATAATCTTGGTTGGCTTAGGATCGCCGTAATTAACATTGACATAGCCTTCACCGCAATAGCGAATGCCGCGATCAATTGAGGTTAAGTTGGCATCCAACTCTAAGCGAAACTTTTTCAACAGCAGAAAAAGTATTCGCATCAATTGCGACCACTCGGCCTGTGGGTAAACTGTGTCAGTTACCCATGCAGCTTGCAGCCCACCGCCAGTGAACTGGATCAGGTTGGGTCGCGGCAGGCCGAGTTGGCAGAGTTCCATAATAGCTGACTTGAATGCTACAACAGCTTCATTCAGGGTTTGGTATTGCGGGGATTTGTGTCCGGTTCCAGCATCGATGTCAATAAAGAAAGTTCGTGAACCTGTGAAATGTTTAACTCGACAGTCTGGACGATTATCGGCATCCCGGATGGTTCCATCGTGGATACCGTGGCGGCAATAGGCATTGCGTTGAATATTAATGCCGAAACGGTCGGCTTTAGTTCTGTCTTGGGCATATTGGTTCCACCACTTGGTATCGCCATTGCTTAGCTTCTCTGATCCTGAAACGATGATAGGCTCACCGTCGTCGTGCAGTAGCGCCGTGAGGGACATTCAACTTGTCCTTGGAGATTTACCACCCAGCCCCTGCGCATCAAGGCTGGGTGGTTTGTCAGGGATATCCAACAAAAGTTGTTGGATTAGTCAGGGATGCGACCCAGTTCCTGGGTAAGCTCGTTCAGCAAATCGATTGAACTAAGCTCGTCGTCGTTAGTCGGCGTATCATCTGTAGCAGCTTCGGTGCTCATGGCAGGAAGCTCAACGTTTTCTTCTGGATTAAGCTCGGCGTCCAAAGCTTCGGCTTCAGCCAGTAGCGTTGCGAGCCGTGCCCTCTTGGCCTCTTCTGGCGTTGGGCTTTTAGCAACAACGGGTGTTGGTACTGGCGCTGGTGCTGGTGCTGGTGCTGGTGCTGGTGCAGGAGGCTCGGGCTTGCGAAATACTGCAACGGGTTTCGTTACAGCCTCGCCATTGGGCTTACCAGTCCTGGCGACGATCTTCGCTGCGGCAACCTTATCGGTCGGCGTGATGGCCGCAGCCGGTTCTGGCTTAGTATCTTCGATTTCATGTTCGCCTTCGGACAACTCAACTTGGCTCGCCCGCAGCACTCGCAGTAGATGCTCGTTCTGAATGTGGCCCTCGGCGTCAGCTTCACGCCACTCGGCAATGCGCTGTGCTTCACCCGGTTCGAGGAAACGTTGAAACTCGAAATCAAGTTCGGGATGACCCGTCTCAGCTACGAAGCTAAGCCGCGTCACAACCATGTGCGGATCGATGCCATCGCGTTCCAGGCTAAGCTTATATGGCACGAAGTTCTTGAAGCTGGCGGGCGGCATCCGTAGGAGCATCGGCCCACCCCATTCGAGATTGTCCAGATTACCCTCGGGTACGACAGCCATGCGCTTGTTATCTTGACACCGCTTACCCCCCGTACCACCTATAGCCGTACCCCACTTGTTATGCTGACATTCATTGCACTTCAAAGCTTGTCGATTTGGCACACCAGCATCGGGTGCGACGCCATCGGCCGAAGCACAGTCGGGCCGTGCCGACTTCGCCGCCTTGGTATAGGTACTAGCGTAATATGTCTTAGTCGTCGCCGGGTTAGCGCCAACGATTACCACATCAAACATCGGAATGGCATGGCCCTTGGCCGTTTTCAGGATTTGCTCCTGATCACGATACAAGGCCGTGAACACCTTGCCTTCCAATGACAACCGGCCGATTGGTGCCCCACCAGCGACATCGTACTCGCTGGTCTTGGCCTTGAAGGGACGCAGGTAATCCGGCAACTGCCTGCGGGTGGTGGTCAGTTCAGAGGTCATTGTAGCTTCTCCTGTTGTTGTGCTATATCCAACAATCATTGTTGGATGGTTCACTGCACACCTAGCTTGACATGCGTATCCAAGCGCACGCCGGGAGGTAAACCTTGCAAGATTGGATTTCCTTCGTCGTCCAGCTCACCAGTCGGCGTGGTCGCATAAATCTGGCAAGCTGCCTTGCTCGCCCTTGTCTCTAACAAATCAAACGCGTCGTGTTCCTTGACGAACGCAATCAATGCGTCGCGGTCCTCAACCAGCGCCGTAATTAGTTCGTAGCGATACACCGTCTTGCCGTTGCTCAACGCCCGGAACGACTGCACCTGAGCTTCATCCAACTTTTGTTGTAGGATCACCGCCAACTGATCCATTAGCTTCTGTTTGTACTTCTTTTGCCGGTTCAACTGGTCGCGCTCGTCGCGTAGCGCGACATACATGCTGGTCAGTTCGCCAGCGGGTAGCTTGCTGAATTTCTTGAACAGTTCGGGTGTCATTGGTTAGGTCCTTTTAGGTTCAGGGTAGTGTCACAAATATAGCACATCATTCCAGTCCTATCAAGGGGTTAATATTCCTAGTATTTGTATTCTCCATTTTTAGACCAAACATATCCAATATAACATTCTGCACTTTTCCTTTTGTTTCTAATGCTTTGTACACGGCATCCTCGTCAGCACCAGCAGAAAGATGAATAATAAACTGTTCGCGGGACTGTCCGAGACGCGTAATTCGTGCATTTGCTTGCTCGTATATTTCTCTGCTGTACAATGGACTAAACCAAACAATAACGTTGGCCGTTGTGAGGTTGAGCCCATGCGCCAACACCCGTGGGTGCGCCACCAATACCCGCAAAGGATTTTGCTTATCTTGAAAACGTCGGAAGATTGATGATCGATCTTTTGTTGCTACTGCACCCGTTACCACGGCGATCTTATAACTTTGTCTCAGCCTCTCGGCCAGCATCGCGGTGACGTGCAGAAATGGAGCAAGCACGATTACTTTACCTTCGGCGCTATCGATGATGGTCTCAGTGGTTTCAATTCGATGTTGCGGGTGCAGGTGGACCACGTTCTTATCGCTGGTGTAAACTGCACCGGCACAGATTTGCAACGCCTTACCGACCATGACCGCTGCGTTCATAGCATCAACTATTCCTTCGGGAAAGCGAACCATACTTTCCTTTTTCAATTCTGTTAGCGCCTTGCTTTGTTCCGATGACAACAAGACACGTTGTGTCTGCATGAACACGTCTTTTAGCTCGATGATATCCGAGCGTTTAAAACGTACCGCAGGTTGCAACAGCTTGGCCACTTTCTCGGCGGCATCCTTGCGCGGCATCCAACGACCTGGATACATTTCGTACTCGACAGAATGCCGGAACGCCGTGAAGCTGCGCGGGCAATTTTCAGGTGTAATTAAACGAGCCAGTCCATACGCATCGCTGGGTGCGTTAGGAGTAGGTGAGCCGGTCAACGCGCTTACGAACGAAGCCTGTTCGACTACCTTCTTCATGACTTTCCACTTCGCTGTCTGCGCATCACGATACGTCGCAGCTTCATCAATCAGCACCATACCGAAATGCTTATCCATCAATTGTTGTTGGACGACCTGCACGCCCTCATGGTTGATGATTGCCACGTTCCAACTGTTCATCGCCAACAGCTTCAGCCGCTTTTCCTTGGCACCGTGCAAGATTACCGGGTGCAACCTGGGAAAGTGTTTCCTGATCTCGTCTTGCCATACGGTCCATAGTATAGTCAGCGGCGCAACGATTAGCGCTTGCTCGATATGCCCACGCTCAATCAGCCAATCAATCGCTAGTAATGAACCTATTGTCTTGCCTGTACCCATCGCACTCAGATTGTAGGCCCGTCGCCGGCAAGTCAGTAGCCCAGCCATCTGTGCCTGAGCTTCATATATCTGCACATCCGACCAATCATAATCTTCGTCGAAATAAATTGGCGACGACAATGGATAGCCGGCAGAATATAGCAAGGAACTTAGTTGCGGTGTATTCGGCGCAGCATAGAATGCATGCCCGCGTAGTGTTACCAGCTTAGCGTTATCTGGCAATTCTACTTCGCAATTAAACGGCAAAAGTATCATATTCAATTGCTCGACCAGAAACGGCTCAGCAATCTTGCCCAGGTCAATTGTTTTGCCGTTCATTTCGCATCCTCCACCTTGGGCCACCAGTCCGGTCGGCCGAGATAGGTTTGGCGACACCATGTCAACCATTGTCCCAATTCTGCGATATCTCCTAAATTACTGATGATGAATACAGCACTTCCAGCTTCCTCCATGACCCGTAGCTTTTCAAATTGTGCTTCAGTCGGCTTTCTATTCGGCCGCTTAGCTTCGATAACAAAAGCGTAACCATAGGCAGAACCTATGTAATCCAAGAACCTCGCGCCGTAGCGGCTAGGTACTGGCCGGTAATAATGCACACCCGGCTTGTAGCTGCGCAGCAGCGCGCTGATCTTATCGGTAATGTTTTTCTCGATCATTTTAGTTGTATCCAACATCTAATGTTGGATATACAGCAGGCTCCCATTCATTGGGAACCCATGCGCCTACGCATTGGTTGCTGTTCTCGTAGAACTTGCGGAGGAATCTGATTTCCTGGCCGTGCAGCAGCTTCTTCCTGGTCGCCAGTTGGAACCCAATGGCCCTTCTAAGACCATCAAGGTTCTTAATGGCAACACCATCGCCATAAGCCGTCTGAACGACCTCATAGCCGCTAAGAAGATAGATGTTGTCCAGGCCACAGTCGGGGTAATGGAGGGGTTCCCTTACATCCTCCCCGTTAATGGCCCAATGGCTCCTCTCGATCATCGCCCGTTCCCCTTCGGATTGAACTGGCAATCCAACACGGGGCACCAACGACACCATGGCCCAGGTGTTGCACGGTATTGCGCTTCAGCACGCGCTATTTGCAGCCGCTTCAGCCGTGGCGTCCACTCACGCACCACGCGCGGCAAGTCGGCACGGGTGAACGTCGGCATCTGCCGTAGGCCATGCTTGGTATAGGCGTACATGGCGTGTACGACTTCGATCTCAGGCCGCTCCACCATCGCCGCGAATGCGCACAACTCCAGCTGGTCGAACGTATCCCGAGGTTCCCGGCCGGTCTTGTAATCCACGATGATCGTTGCATCGGCGCGCATGACGGTCAGATCGATCCGCCCACGCCAGCAACAGTCATCGTGGAATACACCGCAGGGGTCCAGCCGATAGGTCAGGTTGACGGATCGCTCTGGATAAACTGCCTTAGCACCCTGGCAGAGGCGATCCACTGCTCGGCCCAATGGCTGAAGCATGAGAGGTAGCTCTTTCTTTGCTGCAACGTAGTCCTCCATCTGTCGGTGTACCAGCGTGCCAGACGACATGGCTTCGGTTTCTTCGGTTCGCCATTTCTTCTGAACATTGACGGCTCCATAGCTCAACTCACACTGTTCGAACTTGCTGATGGCCGAGTACGACCATGGTACGTTCGGCCACTGCATGACTTCGCCCTGTTCATCCGTCACCATCAACACCACTCCCTGTTCGCGATATACCATGCGACGCTAGTGTCATCGGATCATTCCTAGTCATCACCAATGCTCCCGTATCATCTGCATGATAAGTTCTGTGTGCAACGTTATCAACGTAACGGTTTCATCTAAATGCCTAGCAAAATATCTTACGCGCGTACCATCGTCGTGCGTAATTAGTCCATGCACCATCGGATCTAACCTATCCGGTGTGTGTTTGATCTCTGTTACCGTTGCAACCCAACCCGGCAATATCATTTCATCGCCGATTTTGATTTGGTATTCCATCACCAATGCCTCCGAAATGGTTTGATCTCAGCCGCCAACGGGATAGGTCGATCCCGCACGTTACTCGCCCAACTTGGTTGCATCACCATCATACTCGCTAGCTCCTTACTCACTTGCTCGGCCTTGTCGATATCTACCAGCAAAACCAGACTATCGTAGATCATCGCGATGCAAGTGTCAATGTAGTTGGCTTGCACAGCTCCGATAAGATCGTTGACCACGGCTTGGCAAATGTTCTCGTTCATCGCTCCGGGAAATATCTTTTGCCATGACTTGTAGCGATGTGACCAGTACAACAACTCTTTGCCTTGCACGCATAGCTGGTCGTAGTACATCATTCGACCGGATGGAAGTTGCATCCCGTAGGGTGAGAATACAAAGCCTTTACTAAGTACTTCCGTATGGTCGATGATTGCTTGTTTCCAATCAAGAATGAACTCGGCACCGCTGCCCAATATTTCAGAATAATTCATCCGATAAATATCAACGTAGCTACGGGCTTCGGGTTCCGTGATTTTGATCCCCTTACTCGCCAGCTCATTCATAGTCTTTTCCCAACCACAGCCATACTGCAGGCTGAGAATGCCGACCTTGCCCACTTGCCGTTCCATTTCATCAGCCTTAGTAATCTCCCGACCAAAAATCTCAGAAGCATATTCACAATACGGATCACGACTAGGATCGGCAAAAGCATCCAACAAGTGATCACAGCCAGCGATCCAGGCACAAAAACGGGCCTCGATTTGTGACGCATCCACCTCTACCAGCACCTTGCCCGGTGGCGTCACAATGGCTTCCCTGATCTTGGAGCCACGGGTAAAGTTCAGCACGTTGACCTTATCAGTTCCGCCCGGTCGGCCAGTGTGCGCCGCGTGGTATAAAGTAGGCAGAAGCATGCAGCCACGTGTGGCGTGGCCCATCTTCAACAGCCGCTCGGCCCGGCTTACCTCCAGTGTTGACGAGAATGCGAGCCGCGCCTTGATCGCTGCCTGTACTTGTGGATTGTCATCCAACAACAGTTGTTGGACGAACTTGTCCTTTCTGCCAATCGCCGGTATTTCAGCATCGTTCTTACCATTTTTCTTCTCGACCGTGACACCCAGCCACTCCAGATGGGCAGCGAACTTGTCACGGCTACGGGCGATCTCTTTGGTAATCCCCGCTTCGTCCAGAAGCGCGTCGCGCTCCGCAACTAGCCCAGCATAAGTACTATGCAACGCGGCCATGTCGATCCGCAATCGCGCACGGACGTAATTCATGGTTGACCAGTGCAGCCGCAACTGCTCGATAGCTGACATTTGCGGCCAGTACTTCTTGAAGATAGCCCAGCAATTCTTCAAGTCCTGGATTGCATACTCGGCCAACTGCTCCCATAGCCCTTGACGTTG